ATGAATTACAAAAATGACAAACAATATAAAGAAGCTCTTAGGTTAGTAAAACAGGGAGTTCTTGATACAAATGGCATTAATACAAACTATGGTGATGATGAACATGTGTTTGAAATTAGTGATGATTTAACAGTTGTATATAAAACTAATGGGAACAAATTTCTTGAAATAACTTCAGAAGAAAGGCAACTTGAATTGCAACCATATGATACAATTATTTCATATACCGATGATAAAATTGAAGAATATATGGCTGACACATCTGATATGGATGAATTTAATTATGAACAATGGAATGATTGTCAAGATAGTATTGGTGATTATCCAAATACTTACCATGAATTATAATAAGCATGAGAGCATCAGAAGCAAATAATATGATTCAATTAATATTGAGTCAGTTAAGTGAAAAAGATAAACAACAACTAAAACTTCAAATGTCTGGGGAGACTGTAGAGGAAAATGTTGATGATGATGCTTTCATGCTTTTTAGAAATAAACATTTTACAAAGTCAAAAAGCATTAAGGTAATAATGAAAAAATAACAATATAAATATTACAAAATGGCAACAATCATTAAACAAAACAACAAAGAACAACAGTATTTAGATTTTCTATTGGATCTTAAAAAATCAATTGAAACAAATCAAAATATTAAACAATCAGATTTAGCTAAAAAACACAAAGTAAATATTCTATCATTTACTATACTAGCTAATAGTGGACTTATAAGAAATATTGGAACAACTAAAATTCCAAAATACGAATGGATAACTATTCATCCTAATGTGAATATGGCGTCTAAATTAATCACTAAGGTTTCAGGATTGCAACAAAGTTATTACAATGCTTCAAAAACAAAAGTTTTAAAAAAGAAAACTACGACAATTAGAAGAAATAAGGAGCTTGTGAATATTGATGAATACAACAAATTATCAGAGAATGATAAAAAATATTCAAACTCTTAGTAGATATCAAAAATAAACTAAAAACTAATGGAAACTTATCGTTGTCTGGTATTTGTTCAGAATACCAAGTTAACAGAATAATTGGGACTAAGATAAATTCCCTTGGTTATGTTAAAAATATAGGTAATCATATTAAAACAAATTACAAGTGGAATACTGGTGATGTAAATATTCAAATGGTATTTGCTTTAAAAGAGGCGGTAAAAGATGCAAATCTAAAACTAAAAAATACTCCAAAAGTAAATACTAAAGAAACTAATATAATATCAAAAAAGTCAGAAGTTAAATCTGAAACTGAAACTCCTGTTATTGAGAAATTATTTGCGTTTACTAAGCAAAACTCGCTTCAAAACTACACAATGACTATTCCTTTATTCTGGGGATTAATAAAACTAAATGTAAATATCAAAAATAAATAATATGCAAAAAAATCAATTAGAAATAGTAAAAAAATTAGATCAATCTGTAGCACTAGTAACAGCATCAGAAGCTATTGTTGGATTTGAAAAGGCATATAATGTTGCTATAGCAATTGGACAACTTAAAGAACTACTTACTAATGAATATATGAAACCAATTATGGCTCTACAAGGTAGTAGGTTAGGATTTAAGACAGATAAAGACAGTAAAGGTGGTTATCCATTAGAAGTAGTTAAACAGTGTTTATTAGATGCGGTATTAATGGGTCTACAACCATATAATAATGAATTTAATATTATTGGTGGTAATACCTACGCAACACGTGAGGGATTTGGAGCTTTACTTAAAAAAATCAAAGGTTTAAAAGAACAAATTACATATAAAGATGTTGTTATAGCTGCTGATAAACAAACCGCAACAATGACTGCTGTTATTAAATGGAGTTTAAATGGCCATGAAGAAGCTGTAGAAGTTCCTTTTAATATTAAGTCAAACGAATATGCTTCTGTAGATGCTCTTATTGGTAAATGTGAACGCAAAGCCAGAAAATGGCTTTATAACAAAATATCCGGTACAGATCTACAAGATGCTGATGCCGATGATGTAGTCGAAGTAGAAATTATCAAATCTGAAAAAATTGAAGTTAAGGAAGATGATGTACTTATCGCAAGAGTTAAATCCGGTCTTACTAAAATCAATAATGTAGAAGATCTAAATAAATTCTATAAAGGTATTCAAGAACCTACTGATACAATCAATGAGTTGTTTAAACAAAAAAAAGAAGAACTAAATGCAGCAAAGACTAGTAAACCTAACAAATAATATTGAAAGCTTATGTTCTTTCTATAACAAACAAATGAAAGGAATAAGTATTAAAAACTTGGAAAAGAAAACAGAAGCTTTATCATTATTAGAAATAGAATGTGAAAAATCTAATATTAGCTTCAATTATGTAAAAACAGTATTAAAATTAGACTGATGCAATTTAATCCAGAAACATTTGAATTTAGATGTCATTACTTAGGATTCTTTGCTGGAAGCCCACAAGGAGGCACTTCGAAAGATAAGTATGAAAAATTAGCTGGACAGATACTTGATACCACCGAAAAATATTTAAAACTAAAAAACAAGGATTGTGATCGTGGTAAAGGATATCAAGAAGCTTTACTAGAATTAAACAAAGTTTTAAAAGAACTTGAGCCCTTCAAGGATATTGAAGAACTTTCAGATACTGCTATTTCTAAATGTTGGGATATTATAAATGAAAATGAATATGGCATTGTTGAAAATCTGGATAATAAATATGTTCAAAAAGGTCTGCTAACTGAAGATGATGGAATAACAATTATTGGGAACTACCATAATGCCTTTCTTACAAAAAATGAAAAGCACTTTAGTAATGGTATCATTAGTGGAACTCCAGATTTAATACATGGAAAAAATAAAACTGGATTTGTCATTGATAATAAAGCTTCGTACAATAAACGTTCATATGATAAAACTAAAACATTAAAGAATATTTATGAATGGCAAGTTGCAGTTGGTTATTTATGGTTAACAGGATATAATAAAGCGCAAGTAATTCATACACTAGTTAATACTCCAGTTGAATTAATTAAAGCAGAAATGCGAGGTATTATATACCGTCATAAACCTTTTGGAATGCCAACAGATGAATTTGAAATGACTGAAGAATTTTCAAGAGTAAAAACCCAAATATTTAGAAATCATATTTATTCTGATTCTGGTTATATACAAAACTTTGATGGTAGTATAGAATTTTTAACAGAAGGATATTGGAAACATTTAGTTGCTCTAGAAAACCTTGATGAAAATTTTATATTCAAACCAATACCTGAGAATCAACGATTAAAAATATTCCAGGCTGAACGTGATGATTCTAAAATAAAGCATATAGAAAAGCAATTATTAAAAGCTAGAGCATATATGTGTAGAATTATGGATAATCCTAGAACAGATGAAATTGTTCATATCAAACGTACTATAAAAGAAATCACTAAAGCAGACGATTAAATTGTACAAAAATCCAAATGGATTACCTATTGACGGTCATATATTTCTGATCGGCAAAGAGTACTTCTATGCCCTAATTGACCAAGAATGGTACAAATTAGAAACTACAACATTCCAAAAAGCATTAAAGGAAGCTCAACAAAAAGAAAAACAACTCAAAACAATTACAAAATGAAAATAAACGTAACAGTAGATCTTGCAGATTTATACTCTGAAGAAAATGAAGAAAACATCAAAGACCTTGTTTTACAGGATTTAAGATGGAAAATTTCAACAGAATTAAAAACTTTTCTAAATGAAAGGCTAAATCTTGTTAAAGAGGAATTAAAAAAACAAATTCAAGAAACTATAGCTATAAAAATAGAGCCCTCAATTCCTAAAATAGTAGGAGAATTAGTATCTGAAAAGTTTTTCAATGATGATTATAAAATAAAAAAATATGGAACTGAATATTCGGTTAAAGAATACGTAGAAGGTATAATTAATAAAACAAATGATTTAGCTAGAGAGTCAGTGGAAAAATATCTAGAACATTTATCGTCTGAAAATACTAAGAAAATAAAAACACAAGCTGAAGAAAAATTTAAAAAAATTCATGAAAAGTATGATTTGCTTTTTGCTTCACAAATTGTATCAAAACTAGGAGAAAAGGGTATGCTTAAAGAAGATGTTGCAAAACTATTATTAGAAAATTAATAAACCATGTATATAGAAAGCATTACGAAAAAATTCGACCCTTGTGTGGCTTGTAATGTTGGAACTGATGCAGCAATTATTCTAGCTAATATTGAAATATGGCAACACCACGCTAAAATAAATGGTCTTAATATTTATGATGGGAAAAATTGGATTTACAACAAAATAGAAAGTTTTCAGAGACAATTCTATTACCTTACTGAAAAACAAATTTCCCTTTGCTTAAAAAAACTTGAAGATAATGGTTACCTATCTGTAGGTTGTTACAATGAAAATGTTTTTGATAGAACAAAATGGTATACCTCTGAAAGGCTTAACAAATCAGTTTTTGAACCAGTTAAACTACATATTGTAAGAAAGAATACTGATGATAAAAAACTTATAGAGGTTAATAAGCCAATAGAAAATGAAGATGCTTTGTATTTCTATATAGCAAAAAGCTATCATGAAACTTTCATATCAAAAAAAGGCCAAACAAGAACACTACTTAATGCAAGTTATAACGATTGGATAAAAACTGTCCGGTTATTAATAACTACTGACGAAGTCACAGTACCTCAATTAATTGCAATTAAATTATACCTACAAGATGGTGTTAATGGAGTTGCAGGAGTAGATACTTTCTGGATTAATACTATATCATCAATTCATGCATTAAGAAAGAAAAATAAAGATGAAGTATATTATTTCGATATGATCCGTGACCATGTTCAGAAGTGGTTAAAAATAAAAGCTAATGAAATTCGTGTTTATAAAGCTGAAGAAAAATTAAAAAAACACATCGATAATCTAAATGACAATACAGGAAGCACATAGCAAGTTACTTGAAAAAGGAATAAAAACTTTGCCCACTCAGAAAAATAAGGCTCCATTACCGAAGCTTAAATGGCAAGAAGAAGTTTCTAGTTTCATGTTTTATTTAGCAGAAGGTATTGGTATTAAATGTGGTAAAGCTTCAGGAGGCATAGAATGTTTGGATTTTGATAATCACTTAGACAATGCTAAAGAAATTTTTGAAGACTTCATAAATATAGATGGTGTTGGAGAAATGATGATGCAGGATAAATTCTATATTGAATATACCCGTAGTGGTGGATATCATTTAGTTTTTAGATCTGAATATTATGAAGGAAATCAGAAATTAGCTTTACAACCTAATGAAAATGAAAAAACAGATCGGTATCCTGATGGTAAGCCTGAATGTGTTATTGAAACAAGGGGTGAAGGTGGTTATTTCTGTTGCGAGCCTACAGAAGGTTATTCATGGGCTAAAAGTCCTTATACTTATGATATTCCTTTGCTATCGAAAGAAGAAAGAGATTTATTATTTAGAGCTGCAAGATCATTTAATACTTTTTTCAAAGAAGAAGTTGAAGTTTTCTCTAATACAAATATATCTTCAGAAAAGGCAGGTGATGTCTATAATGATGATTTAAACTCTATAGAAGAAGCAAAACAAATTCTTAAAACAAATGGTTGGACTATAAACGGAAAATATTGTACTCGACCAGGTAAAAAACTATCCGATGGTTTCTCTGCTACCTTTGGTAAAGTTGCTCATAATGTTTTCTATGTTTTTTCTACTAATGCACATCCATTTGACGATGGTAAAGCATACAAACCATTTCAAATAAAAGCTTTATTAGATCATAATGGTGATTTTAAATCTTGTGCAAAGGAATTAGCTCAAAGATATGGATTAGAAAGAAAACCAGATACATTAATTGCTCAATATAAAGATCAAGTTGCGTTTACTAATACTGAAGAAGAAAATATAGAAAAGAAAACATCACTACTTGATAAACTCTCTTCTTTAAAAATTGATACTTCAAAAGAATTAGTAAAACCTCCAGTTGCATTAAGTATTATTGAATCTTGTGGAACTCAAACAAAAGAAGTATCATTATTAACAAGAGGTGATTTTTCTGTTTTAACTGGAAAACAAAAAGCTAGAAAGACTTTTTTCATTTCAACTATTGTAGGTGCAATGGCATCTAGTGGTTATATCTTCTTAGACAAACTTAAAGGTCATCTTCCAAGTAATAAACAAGGTGTAGCAGTATTTGATACAGAACAAGGTAGCTGGTATGCACAGAAAACTGCAAAAAGAATAAAAAATGCTTTATCCATTGCTGCAATATTTGATTACTTCTTTCTAAGAGATTCAGATCCATATGAAAGACGAGACTTAATTGAAGCTTACTTAGATGAACATCACAATAAAATAGGCTTTATAGCAATAGATGGGATTGTTGACCTGGTTTATGATTTCAACAACCAGGAAGAATGTTCTAAATGCGTACAGTGGGTTATGAAAATTTCTTCAAAATATGATGTTCATATTACTGTAATTATTCACCAGAATAAATCAGATGGAAATGCAAGAGGCCATTTAGGTACAATGCTCGCACAAAAAGCAGAAACTGTAATTGAAATCAATAAACATGGTGAACGAGGCAATACTTCTTCTATTATTTCAGCAAGAGATACTAGAGGTAAAGGATTTGAAGACTTTTTAATAACAATTGATGGAAATGGAAATCCATTCTTTGAAGATGAATACAAACCAAAAAAAACAAAACAACCAATATTCTAAAGCGATAAACAATATGAAACTAATTTATCAAAAAAGAAGATTAGAAAAAGAATATATAAGGAATGGTACAATAGCAAATTACTTAGTAGAGTATGAAAATAAAACTGATTGAGCTTTTTTCTGGAATAGGAGGTTTTACAAAAGGTTTACAAGATGCCGGATTTGAAATAGAAGAACATTATTTCAGTGAAATAGATAAACACGCTATCGCTAATTACAAATACAATTTTCCACATGCAAAATACATCGGAGACGTTAAGTCTATTCAGTCAGGAGACTTTACAGGAATTGACATAATCACTTTTGGATCGCCTTGCCAAGATTTCTCATTGGCAGGAAAACGAAAAGGACTTGAAGGGTCGAGAAGTAGCCTTATCCAATACGCAATTGACCTGGTTACTGACGTTAGACCAAGTGTATTTATCTGGGAAAATGTTAAAGGAGCGTTCTCCTCAAACTCTGGCGCAGACTTTTGGGCAATTCTCCAAGCCTTTGCCAACATTGGGGGCTATAGACTTGAATGGCAATTGCTTAATACAAAGTGGGTATTACCCCAAAATAGAGAGCGGATATACCTTATCGGACATCTTGATGGAAGAAGTAAACCAGGAGTATTTCCTTTCTCAGAAGATGATAAACTTTTTAATCAATCATTCAGAAAAGAAAAAAGAGCAAGGAGCCGGATTCAGATTCAATCCAATAGAAATGCAAGTTGTTTAAGTAGTAGAATGTCAAAAATGGGTGTTGATGACAATTACATAAAAATTGTATCGAACACTAAAAGTGGTTATGAAATAGCAAAAAATGGAGATGGAGTAAGATTTGACCATTTAGTGAAAGATTCTACAGGAAGAGGTAGGGTGAAAAATGGAGTATCTCATACTTTGGATTGCTCAGGTACAGCTGGTGTACTAATCGAGAATAATATTCGACAGCTCACTGAAATAGAATGTGAACGATTACAGGGATTCCCAGATTATTGGACAAAATATGGAGTCTATGAAAAACAAGTTTGGATAAATAAAAAGGAAGGAATATATGAAATAGTGGAAGGGGTTAAAGAAGTTCCGAAAACTCAAAGATACAAACAGCTTGGAAACGCAGTTACATCAGAGATTATTTTTCGAATAGGACTAAGACTTAAAAATTTAATTACATGACTAAAAAACACATAAAAGACTTAGGAGAAAATGAAGTTATTCATGCTCCTACTGAAAAAGAAAGGAAAATTATTTTGTTAAAATTAAAATCATTAGATATAAACATAAATGAAAGATATTTAGATAACATAAATGAATTTGAAACTAATACATGTTTCTGCCCTAGACATAAACTAGTATTGAATAAAGAAATGTTACCACTTCAAACTAAGGTATATACCATTGAAAATCTATTTGATTTTTCTTCTGAAAGCCCTCAACCACACTATGATAATTCAAAAAAATCATTTAGATCATTAATGGAATTAGGGCAAAAACTTGAATTAAATCATTACGAACAGGATATACTAAAAAGATTGGTAAGATGTCGTAAAAAAGGGCAATTTAAACAAGATTTACAAAAAATAAAAGACACAATAGATATTTATTTAAATGAATATGATGATGAACGCAACAGAGACTAAAATACCATTTAGCATTAAGAACATTGCTTATGATAAAGTAAATGCTAAAACAGCATCTCAATACCTTGGAGTAAATAATGTTCAATTTAAAAAAGATTTTCATCCTAAAGCTCCACAACATATTCTTGTTAACATGCAAATTATCTCATTTTTATCAAGAGATATATTCATGGACATTGATTGGTTTGTAAAGAAGAAATATATACCTGCATTCAATTCTATTAACATCCTAAAAGATATTTCAAAAGATGAAGAAAGGTGGGTAAAAGAAGAATATGAAAGACAAGGTAAAAATGAAGATGTTTATAATGATAATTATCTCAAAATAACAGATTACTTCCGGAGTTTATCTTCTAAGTTATTATCCGATTTCCAGAAGCAAGCAGATGATGAGTTAGAATCAATGTTATATTGTATTCTAGCAATAAGATATATTCATTCAAACCTTAAATATACAATTACAAGCCCTACTCAGGGTATTCAAACTACTCTACTTAATAAACTAATTGGAATCAGTAATCAGATTCATATTCAGTTTTTACAAAGACACTCAAAACTTAGTAATTCAAGTATTGATTTATCAATTTATGATGAATTGTTTGATAAAATGAGAAGAATGGACGCAGGAAAATTAACAGAATTAATACTACAAAAATGAACGATTTAAGAATGTCGACTAGTCTGTACAGAGAAACTACAGATAATGGATTTAAGAACAATATAAACAAGTTTGTCACCTACTGTTATAATCAATCAAAAGAAGCAGGATGGCATGATAAACCGAGAGAAATAGGAACAATGTTAATGCTTATCGTTTCTGAAATATCTGAAGCAATGGAAGGTGATCGAAAAGATCTTATGGATGATCATTTACCTCATAGAAAAATGATAGAAGTTGAACTAGCAGATGCAATGATTCGGATAGGTGATTTAGCGGGTAAATTAAATTTAGATTTAGGTGGAGCTATTGATGAAAAAATAAAATTTAATAAAAATAGGCCAGATCATAAAATGGAAAATAGAGCTTTAGATGGAGGTAAAAAATACTAAACTAGAAATACAGGATATAAATATTTCAAAATTACCAGTTGTTGTAAACGAAACTGATAATAAAACAACAATTACAGTTAGTGCTGGCACCAAAATATTCTTTACTAATAATGAAGGATATACTGAAGCATTAATGCCAGTTGTAAATTTTAAATACCAATAAAATAATAATTACATAACCTCAATATAATTTATGGAACTTATAGGAATAATTAAAAAAATTAACGAAACACAAACATTTCAATCAGGATTCACAAAACGTGAGCTTATCATTTTAACTACAGAGCAGTACCCACAACCTATTAGTATTGATTTCTTCAAAGAGAAGGGAGAATTACTTGATTCTTTAAATGAAGGCGACCAGGTAAAAGTTGGTATAAATATAAATGGTAGAGAATGGCAAGCTCCAGATGGACAAGTCCGTTATTTTAACTCTATTGTAGGATGGCGAATAGAAAAAACTAATGAAAGTAATAATCAGCAAGATACTTTTAAGCAACCATTACAAGATACAAAAGATGACTTGTTTGGTGATGATTCAGAAGATCTTCCATTCTAAAATTTAACCCTCCAATTTAGGAGGGTTTATTTGTTAAAAGAAATACTCATGTATAGCTTTTCTATTCTCATAATAATTGAAGAATATAAAACCTCTTTGTCCTTTTTGAAAGTTAGTCTGAACCCAATTTGAACTGGGACTTAATGCCGGATAATTATAATATTTGAATAAATCACTGCTCGCAGAATCGAATAAATATTGATGAGAATCTCCTTTCTCTACAATAATGTCATAGCCTTTATTTAATAAATTATTAGCTGTTAGATATCCTACTATTTTATTAATTTGATTAGGATCTATTTTGGGTTTAAATCCATGTTTCATGTGTTGAGAGTCCTTACCATGAGTAGTAACAAAGCAATAATTACCAACAATACTGTAATCAATAAATTTACGTTGGTTTACGACGGTAACTTTATCCGGGTAAGCTTTATGCATCAAAACTTCAAATGCTTTATTTAAACAGTATGCAAAAGAACCAGAGTGATTGTCATTATTTATATTATGAAAGTGGATTTTATTATAATATGGAAGTAGTGATTCTGTTAATTTTACTTTAAACTCAAATCCAACATCAAAAGCTTCCTCATTCGTCATATTCTGAGGTAAATGATGACCACCTCTTGTTGTTTGTCCATTGAACCCATCTAACATATCTCCTAGATCTTTAATATAAAGTATATTAGATTTTTGGTTTTGAATAGTAAATGCCACAATTTGGTCTAATGTTTTGAAAATATCGTCCTTTGTCCATGTATGGTTGTATAAACTTCTTCCACTATCTGAAGCATCCATACCAATATGTACATCAGTAATTACTAATTTATCAAAATCGGCTTCTATGTTATTTTTTACATTATTTTTATTAACAATTAATGGCTTTATATTTCTAAAAGCATATTCAAAGTCATAATCATTAATATTGAAACCTATATTATCATTAGGTCTAATTCTTAGAGAAAAATCCTTGGTTTTATCCCAATATTCAATGACTGACTTATCATCTATTCCTCTTTCTTTACAGTGTTCTTCAAATTTTGATTGATTTCTTTTTGATTCCCTGTACTGAATCAGTAATTCTTCCTCGTCTTTCTTTAATCGGTATCTATTACTACCCATGAGAAAAATAAATTTAGGTGTTATGTACTACTAATAAAATGTAAGTGAACGCAAAACATTGGTTTGCTAGAAATAAAAATCCCTGCCAAATTAATGACAAGGATTAAACACCTCATTTTGTTTTTATGGTTAATAGATTTTATGCTGATTTAAGTTTGTTATACCAATTTAATACTTCTTTAAAACCAAATGGATTTGCTGAATAGTTACCAGCAATCACTTGCCTTGTTGCCAACAAAGAAGGTTTTGCAGACAAGTTGTGTTTCTTCCAGTAGTACAACGCTGAAATAAAATTGTAAGGAGGCTTTTCTAGCCATTCCGGATGTGAAATGAAGTCAATACCGGTATCTTTTGAAAGCTGAGTGTAATTGTTCCTGCCAGTGGTTTGAATAGCACCACGGCCAATGAATTTAGATCCATCTCCGTCATAGATATTACCTAAACCTTTAGGAAACTTTCGGTCATCATATACTAGGTTAGCAAGTTTTACAGAATCTCGCAGATAATCGTTTGGTTTGTACTTTGATCTAAAAGCAGAAGGAAATACCGCAACCAATCTTGAAGGGGTAGTGTAAAATAGATTCTCTTTGAATACCTTAAATCCACCAGTTTCATTCAGACAGTTTGCAAGGAACCGAAATTTATCTTCATCTGTTTTAAGTCCATATTTTTCCATTTGCTCATATAAATCATCTGGAATATTGGATAGTGTTACATTTAATTTATTGAATTTAGTGGTCAATTCTTGCTTAGACATTACTTCTGTTTTTACCACAAAATAATAATAGAAGAAGGAAAATTTATTTTGCTAAAAGCTTTATAAAATCAATGTGTATAAACATTTTTATTTAAAACCGGATGAAATTATAAGAAATACCTAACCCAAAAGCAGGATATATTTGATTTAAAGCGGGTACATAATAATACCCCCCTTGAATTCCTATCCCCCAATGTTTAGGCTTTATATCTATCCTTTTTTTAAAATGCTCTACTCCATTTATTTTGAAATTTGGATCGGGAGATGATATATCTATATATGTATGTTCTTTGCCTAAAAACCAATTACGTTGCTTGAACTTTGCAATATCAACTATAGCATTGTATTTGTAATTTATTGTACTATCTGAGTTTGCAACTATTTGTATATATTTATTTTCATAGAACATGCGAGCTTTTTTATTTTCATCAAGTTCATATCTAGTAATTTTTAGTTTTCCTTCTAGAATAATATTTGCTCTTGTAAGTTCATCTATTTTTGATGTAGCAATATTTAAAGCTGGAGCTAATGTATCTTGAACATATGTCATGTATTTATTTGTAACATAATTCTTTATAACCTCTCCTTGTTTTTCCTGAAACTTACCATGAGTAGTACTATCTTGTTTATTTATGTATTTTTCTAAAACAATAGTATCAACCTTTGATTTTAAGGTTTCTTTGGCTATCTTATCATTTTTATTAAGTGAAAACCAACCTCCTATAAGATTTGCTATTAACGCAATAACAAGCAAAACTAATACTACTATAAATGCATTCTTTTTCATTTTTTATTTTGTTTTAATAATATTGGTGCCTTTTCTGTAGATTTACGTATAGTACTATCTACTTTTTTAATTACAGCTTCTTGTTCTTCAATTATTCCTGCTTTTTTTAAGAGCTTATCTTTCAATATGTCCTTATCATTCTTTTCTTTTAAATAAAGTTCTTTCCAATACTGTTCAGCATCATTATTCTTTCGAATATTAATAAAATAAGTAATCCAAAACATGATGAAAAAAACAGCTGCTACAAATGCCAATGGATTTCTAGCAATAAGTCTTGAAAGTTTATTTATGTTATCTACGTTTTGATTATTCATTTATTAATTATTTAATAATAACTTAATGACTATTTTTATTTGTATTTTTGTAAAAAAAGAACAAATGCATAAAAAAATCCACTTTCCTAACTTAAATGGACTTAGATTTATCGCTGCAACTATTGTAATAATTCATCATATTGAACAAATAAGAAATATTTTTGGAATTCATAATTACTGGAACAACTCATTTGTTCATGAAATAGGTAAATTAGGTGTAATATTATTTTTTTCATTAAGTGGTTTTTTAATTACATACTTACTTTTAAATGAAAGAGATGTTAATGGCTCAATAAATATTAAAAATTTTTATTTACGAAGAATATTTCGAATATGGCCATTGTATTATTTGATAGTAATTCTTGCATTTTTTATTCTTCCTAATTTTTCTATTTTCTATTTTCCAGACAAAACTATTAGTTATACTAATTTCCCAATAAAAGAGTTTATTGGTTATATTGTAATGTTACCTAATTTGGTATTAAGCCATTTTCCAGTAATACCTTATGCTTCTCAAGCATGGTCAATTGGGACTGAAGAGCAATTTTATTTAATTTGGCCACTAATCTTTATGTTTTTTATAAGAAAAGAATTTGTAACAATGTTAATTTTAATATTCGTTTATATTTTTACAAAAAAAATTCTTTCAGAATACACTCCATCTCCCACAGTTTTTAATATTAATATTTTATCTTTCTGGAATACGTTTAATATTGATTGTATGGCTATAGGAGGTCTATTTGCTTATGTTCAATATTATAAAATAAAATTTTTTACATTTTTAGTAAATGACTACTTATTTATACTTACTTTTTTTATTTCTATATTTTTAATATCAATAGGTAAAAATTTTGGGCTTTTTAATTATGAAATTTATTCTATATTATTTTCAATTATTATATTAAACCTAGCTTGTAATAACGGAATTTCAAACATACTTGAATATAAACCTATTGAATATTTAGGAAGTATTTCTTATGGACTTTATATGTATCATGTGATAATAATAGTACCAGTAATTTATTTTACAAAAAAATACAATATTTATAATTCATTTATAATATATGTTTTAGTTTTTGGTTTTACAATATGTATTTCTCACTTATCATATAAGTATTATGAAGCTCCATTTTTAAGATTAAAGAATAAATTATAATTATTATTGACATTCATTATATAAAAAATCATCTAACAAAGCATCAGCATACATTAGAGCCCCCTCTGTACCTACGTGTACAGTATCATCAATAGTATTTTCAACTACTGTACTTCTATTATTTCTAGGATATTGTATATAGTTATACCCATTATCGACATCGAAGGAACTAGCACAATCAACAAATCTTACAAATGAACTTAAGGCTAATCCTTTATATGATTCATTTTTTATCATTGCCTCACAGTTCGTGTAATGGTCAGTCCAAAGTTTTCTTTGTCTGGAACTGCTAAATGTATCTTCAAATGTATGCCCAGCATTTAATGGATAAAATTGATGGTTTACCAATAAAATTTTAACATCAGAATTACCACTAGCTATTGCATCACATGCTTTTTTGATTCTATATAATACTCGTTTTAGTCTTTCTTTAATAAATGGCAGAGAATCTTTTCTCCAGCCACCAAAATATATGTCATTAACGCCACACGCAAAATAAATATACTTCGGATATTTTCCTACACCACAAACACTTTCAATAAACCATTTAATATCCATTTGCTTATTAAAACCGTCGTCGTCTAATTCATTAGGCTGCCCGGAATCAGGTTTAAAAAATGGGTTTCCAGTCGTTCCATTATTGTATGGAACTAAACCTTCCATTAAGTTTTCTAATGAGTGTCCAACAGTCCAAGCCTGTTCGCTATCTCCTTGTTTTCCTACTAACTCAACGCGTCCAGAACCAAGACCAAAACCCTGTTTGTAAATTATATTATCTACAACAGTTTGTGCATTATTAGTATTAAGCATTCTTGCCCATTCTTCACCTATTTCGTTTTGGTTATTATGCCAAAGAGAATCACCCAAAAACATTACTTGCATATTATTGTTTGATGGTAGTTTTGTTATCATAGTAGGCATTGCCTTTGTATATACAACTGCGTTCTTCTCTGCAATCAAATTTCTATTCAAATCGTACACCCTTATTGTAAAGTTTCCGGGGTTGTTAAGTATAATAAAACGACCTTTATCACTACCTGAAAACATAACAGCATCTCCTAAAGGTTCAATATTATAATTTACTCTAGGATCAAAACCAGAAAATAAACTTTCTGTATAAAGTCTTTTTTCAATGCCTGCAATAGTGTATATTTTTTCTCCCATCATTATACGACCATTGTCTGAGGTTTCCAAAATCTTACTTTGCAAAGTCTCTGTTGTAATGTTAGAATAAATACTATTTGTATTAAATGTAATTGTATTAGTTGAAGTATTTAATAAATTGGTGTTTTTTGTTAATACATTAAAATATACTCTACTAGCATTTGCTGGTATTTTTATAGGCAATGATGTTGATGATGCTCCAATAATTCTACTAGGAGTACTATCTGCAAATTGAAGATAAGAAGGACAATCAAAATTTACAGATGTTATAAACTTAGCACCAATAGGAATATCAATATATCCAGTTCTATCAGCAGTATTACTTATAAAAAAACCATCTTTATTTATAGATCCATTTTGTAACGTAGGATCAGTAACTCCTGAATACTTACTTAAAGTAACAATTACATTATTAGGAGCCGGTGTAGAAGATGACATTTTATCATCTATATATGTTTTTACAGCATTTAAATCAACTTCTTTATAATCTCCTAACGTCCGAACTATTGGAGCCCCAAATCCGTTTTGCCAAACAATCCATACATTTATAGCATCATTAGGAAGTGTAACTGAACCATCGTAAGGCAGGTATGGATTTGGGGCATTTCCTGGCATTGAGTCCAAGACCCCTGTAAACACACCAGAACTATTTTCACTTAAAATTGAAGGAAATAATTGTTGATTACCTGAACCAGCTGATGTAACGGGTCTAACACCTTTGAAGTAAATCCCCTTTTCGCCAGAATTTAATACTATTTTTTGATGTCTATAACCAGAATCAATTACAATATTTCCATTTACATTTGTAATTAATCCAATATTATCAAAGTTAATTGTAATATTTCTAATCGACCTTGATGTTAAGAAGTAATTTAAAACTCTGTCAATTGTAGATGCTCTACTATTAGAAATAGCATTAATTGAATTAATATCAAAATTATTATCAACTTGTACCTTCGGTTTTTCGCTTAATTCTTTATAAGCTACACCATTCTTAACTAATACATATACATAGTTATTATCTAATTCAAGCTGGGTAACTGTAATATTTGGAGTGACATTTGTGTAAGTTCCTGCATTAAACACATCATACTTATAGTATCCATTTGTAGGTATATCTGAAGCTAAAACTTTACTTAAATCACCATTAATTCCTGTTACTGCAATTTTTCTTACATCATTAAGTTTAGCATCTGTTTCTACTTTTGTATAGTGGATTGTATCTGCCATTATATTATTCTATGGTTATATGTTATTATTATTTTATCATTAACTCCAACAATTGGAAGTATTTTTATTTTATTAGGTAACTCAATATCATATTGAGATGTATCTAATCTTAATCCCTTATGAAATATTCCAATAAAACTAGTTGGTTCAAAATGTAATGTAATGTTGCTGATCCCTGTGAATTCTTCTGAATATGTAGATGTACCTAACATTATGTCATTATTATTTAGATATAATGTATCATCTGGGGAATTTGTTATTGAACCTATATCCGTTCTCCATTGTAGTTTCTCAACAGAAGATAATGAAGTAGGAGTTTTAATAAAAATTGTTTTAAATGATGCTTTTGAGATATCACCTTCATTATTTAAAACCATAAATGCAGAATACGAAATATCTGATGACTTATCTTTAAGATTCTTAATTATATAGTCGTTTCCATTTGTATCCCAAATAAATTTAGCACCCTGTTTTAATCCACTATTAACGGTTGTAGTTCCAGAATAATTGAAAATATTTCTACCTATATTACTTGATAGTATTTTTACTGAATTTCCTGTAGCATCTATTAATGGTAAATATTTAAAGTCTGCATTTGGTTCTATTAATTCAGAATTTGGTTTTGATATCTTTTTATTTAATTCTAAATTAACTTGTGTTTTTGAATATACATTACCTTGAACTGTGGGTGAATCAATATATCCAATCCATTCTTTATCAAGACTATCTTTAATTATTTCATCAATATTAAAATTATCATCAATAATGTATTTCATGAAATCATCATAGCGGATTCTTCTAACGCAACCATGAATAGTCAACATGATTTGATCATCATGTGCTAATTTTTTTACTAAATTTTTATTTGAATTTATATCACCCATCAGATTATTATAAAGCCGATTTAAATACTTGATAAGAATTATTAATAAAATAAATGCTATATTTTCCTCTTGTATTTAAATTAACTGAAGTATTTGTTGTTGAATCAAAAGTTATATTCTTAGTTGAATTTAATGTAACTGTGTTACTGTCTAGTTTTAGTAATGTTATTTCCATACTATAAATAGAATCATTTAAACTCGGAAGAACTAATGTAGTATTTGCACTACTATGTGCTATTAAACCTGTATTAGGCTGTATATTAACTGTTCCTGAGTTTGTTATATTATTTCCTGAATAGTATATTGAAGTAACTAATAACTTATCAATATACCCACCATACATCTTAGAGTCTAAATCTGTCTTACCTTCTATATTTTCACCTGCAATACCAACAAACTTATCTCTAAAACCTCCTGGATTACCTCCTGATTTATTATAATAACCATAAATTGCAGTATTACCAGTTTGAACACTACCTATATCTCCGCCTAAATATTTTGTTGCAAATCCTATATCGAAGGCACTAGAAATGATTCCATTAGTTCCAATGCCAGCAGATGATACAATCGTATTTGCCGATGTTCTACCAGTAACATTTATAAACGCACCATTCACATATTCAGTACTGCCTGAGTTTAGTGATGTAAGCCTAATTGCTGGACTTACTAAACTTCCAGAATAAAATGAAAGTGAATTATCTGATTCATTTATTTCTAATCTTGTTCCTGAATCATTGGTTTTTAAGTTTCTAACACCTAGATTTTCAATATAAGCAGCTTCTGCTAAAAAAATTCCTGTAGCTATAAAATCAAAAGTTCTATCTGCTACATTCCAATATTGAGGATTTGTTGGTAAAGTGCCTATTGGAATAATTCCTGCATCTGTTCTTGATACATACCATACTCCATTATAAATTACAGCTTCAACTCTTTTAGAATCTCCTATATATTGCACTGTGTTTTTCCAAGAACCTCTTGGTGCTACAAACAAATCTGAAACTGGGCCTGTATCACCCTTATCGCCTTTCGGACCCACATCCCCTTTCGGACCCGGAACCCCTTGATCTCCTCTTTCTCCAGTTGACCTTACGGGTACACTCCATGTTCCTATCAATGAATTATCACTACCTTTTTTAGTTGCAATAGTCATCCAAAGAATTTCTAATGAATTTAACGTTGGAGGTTTAATTGTCCATCCACTAGGAACACTCTGATTTACATCTATTTCTGGTGGAGTTGTGTAAGAACCATTTTTCGCAAATCTTTGTTCTGGATAATTACCTTTTTCCCCTTCTTCTCCCTTCTCCCCTTTTATTTTACTAACACTCCAACTACCCCAATTACCATTAGAAAACTTTCTAATAGCCATCCATATAGAATCTTCTCTTGCATCATTGTACCAATTCTCTGGATTTAAAGTTGGATCACCTGGATTTAATAATAATGAAGAAAATTCAAAATCAATATCTTTAGTATCTGATAATAATCTTGGTATAGACCATAATGGCTGTTGAGGACTTTCACCATTCATTGTGAATATCCTAGTAGACATATAAATTGGTTTATTACCTGAAGGGATACCATCACTCCAGCCATTTGTTGTAGGTATTGGACTATTCCAACTACCACCAGTAGGAATACTTGGTATACTATTACTTCTTATAAACGCAATTGATTTTAAAGCTCCATTACTATTGTCTCCATTTTCGCCATTAGTTCCAGCTTTTACTTTAGTAATAATATATGAAGTATACAAAGGACTATTACCTCCCTTTTCAGCAATAATATCTACACTACCATTATCTCCAGTCAATATTGATACATTTACATTCCCAGATAACGAATCTATACTACCAACGCAATTATAAAAAGTAGCTTTAAATGTCCATTGAGATTCTAGATTACCATCTTTATAAACATTAGCCTTAGTAGATGGAATTGGACTTGTAATATCTCCATTACTTTTTGATGGAATTAGAGAAAATTCTTTTGTTAACTTTAAAGAATAATTATCTATTTCTCTATTTTTAACTTTTACTCTAGTTCTATTCTTATCAACAATAAATAATTCGCACTTTTCTGAATCAAGTGGCAATATATATAGCGAATTTGGCTTTATAGCCTCATTCTCGTTTTTAATTATTTCAACATTTTTAAATTGTTTCATCGTTTTGGATATCAGTTTATTCTGTTGTTAAGTTTTCTGGAGTAAAGCTTCCAATATCTTCAAATGATTGCTCTATAACCTCACCCAAATCAATATCACCAAACACTACATCTTTTAGTATGTCAAACTTGGTTATTCTTCTCTGGCATCCATCTATTAGAATGACAACTTCATCTGTCATATCCATTTCAGAAACTTGTTCAGCAGTTGATACACTTCCCATTTCAATTATTATTTTACCTAAAAATAGTTATGCAGATAAATGAAATAGAGTTTGCTAAGCCTTTACCGTTTTCTGTAAGATTCACTTTAGCACTTAAATTGACAAGACAAAAATTTTATAAAGGAAGAACATTAGAATCTGTGATAATGGACTTAATAACAGATGGTAAGCCTTCAAATGAAGAAATACAGATACTTAATAGAGTTTTCAGGTTTGGACATAGTGGAAATCAAAAACAGGATAACATAAGGAGGTTTTTTGTTGAAGTTTTTAATGATGAAGATTATTTAGTTGATGTAATAAATAAAAAAGCTACTTACAAAGCTTTTATCCCTTCTAAAACAGATACTGATTTAGTTTCAAATACTCTTAATTCTATATTCAATGAAACATTTAGCAAACTAGGTATTAATGGTGTATAAAGCTATATTAGTCGTACATGGCAAAAAGACAATCTTTTACAGAACAAGCTAAAATTGAAATGCCCTCTTTTATTAAGAAGGCAATAGATGACTTATTGGATGTAATGGATAGTAATATTGTTTATCCTAAAAACAAAAATGGACAGGTTTTAGAAAACAAACTCCTAACTATTGTCAAAGCTAGGGAGGATGTTTACAATGAACTATGTGGATTAATGGATTTAATCAGTATTGACAAATCTTCTGACACAAAATACAAATCAAAAATTATACAGGGATTAAAAACAACTTGGCATGAATTAACAAGAATTACATGTAGGAGTATTGGTGGTGAAAGTACTGTTGACTTTACTAATTATACCCAATATGATGAGCCTGAAGAAGATTTAGAATGTTATGGTTCTCGACAATTCACATCTGACGATAATCTTTCATCTATTGCAAAATCAAAAGGGCTTTCTGCTAGAGTTGCAACAAAAATAATTGAACGTATAGAATTACTAGAAGATAAGGAATCAGTACAGAGGCAAAAGATTGAAAATAAGAAAATAGGAGGAATACCAGAGCGTTTTGCAAAAGTTAGATAAATCATATAGAAAAAGTATACATCGTATTGTCCATAACTATATTCCTGATGAAGTTATAAAAAAAAGGAATAAAGAAAAGTCATGGGATTATGGCTACCATTCTATTGAAGATATGGTTGTCATTTCTAAAGATGGAACTATAGGACATGTTATTGAAATCAATGATTTATTAATTGCATTACCATCTCAAGTTAATAATATTAGAAATGAACTTGTTAAATCACAAAACCAAAAATGGGAACGATATGAAGTACCAACTGATTTAAAAGATTTTGATACTTTATATAATGAAGATAGTGCATCTTATGAACAAGCTTTAGAAGATATTTACAATATCCATGAAGATTTTATAATTAATGATTACAAACGAATTAGTGATGGTGATTGGGTTTATATAGATGGTGAAGCTGTATACATACCAGGAGGTTATTACTTCTTCTTACAACACTATTTGTTGGTATCAGAAAAATATCCAGATTATAGGGAACCTCAAAGAGATTATTTTATATGGTTAGAAGCTTGTTATGCAGATAATAGATGTCTAGGAAGTCTTTTTCTTAAATCAAGACGTTTTTCTTTTTCAACATCTGCTGGTAGTGAATTACTAAGAGATGCTATTATTACTGTAAACGGTTTTTATCCAATTGTATCAAAAAAGGATGATGATGCAAATACTTTATTTTCTCAACATATTGTAAGACCATTAATAAAACTCCCAAAACATTTACAACCTAAAAGAAGTGGAGAGGCTAATCCTAAGAAGGAATTATACTTTGGCACTGTTCAAAGGAAAATGACTGTTAATAATAAAGGAGTTAATAGTGATACTGGTCTTAATACAAAGATTAAACCTTATGCAACTACCGTTGATGCTTATGATGGAACACAGGTTACCAAATCTATCAATGATGAAATAGGTAAAATGAAGGGGAATCTTGATATTAATGAATATTGGGATCAAGCTCATAAAATGTGTCATATTATTGGTAGTAGAGTTGTTGGAAAAGCAATATGTGGTTCAACAGCTAACCCACCTAATAAAGGTGGAAAGAACTATGAAATATTCTATAACAATTCTAAATTATCAACTAGAGATAAAACCGGAAAAACTTTAACTGGTCTTTATGCAATATTTATTGCTGCTGATTATTCTTTAATGGGATTCTTTGATGAATATGGTTATGTTATATATCATGATCCAAAGGAACCAATAAAAAATGAATTAGGTGAAATAGTAGCAATTGGATCAAAAACATACTTAGACGCACAAGAAAACTCATGTGGCGATGATATACAAAAACTAAATTCACAAAAACGTAATAACCCACGAGTTGATACTGATGCTTTTCTAGATGAAGATGCTTCTTCTATGTATGGAACTCCAGGTGTTATAAACAGAATTCATGTTATAAGAGACTTTAAGAAAACAGAAGCGTATAAAGAACAATATTTCAACTTTAATCTAGTTTGGAGAAATGGTATTAAAGATACAGAGGTTGATATTGTTAGATGTGATGAAGGGAGATTTACAGCGTGTTGGCTTCCTCCGGTTAGTGAACGAAACAAATTCAAATTAGTCAATGGCAGAAAAGAACCTGTAAATAGTCATTATGGTTCATGGTCTTGTGACCCTTATCAAGTTTCAAAGGTTGTTTTTGGTAAAGGATCAAAACAAGCATTAGGGCTATTAACTAAAGAAGGAAATGAAGGTGTTCCTGACAATACATTAGCTGTTTATTATAACTACCGTCCAGAAAGTGTTGACACTGCTGAAGAAGATGTGATAAAAGCAATTGTATTTTTCAGTATTCCAATTCTAGTAGAAATAAATAAAGATTCTTTAGTAAAGAAATTGTATGACAGAGGATATAGAGGTTATTCACTAGAAAATCCATTAAAGAAAAGAAGCGAGTTATCCGATACTGAAAAAAAATATGGTGGTATTCATGCTGTTGAGAAGAATATAAAAGAAATGGAAACTTTTCTTGAAACATATTTAGTCAATAATCTTACTATTGATATAGATGAAAAGGATCTTAAAATTGGAATATTAGAGGTTCTTGAAAGCCTTACAACTTATTCTACTGATACTCGTAAAAAACATGATATAGTTGCCATGCTTCAAATGGCTGTAATAGCTAATTCTAAGCTTAATAAAAAGAAGGAAATACCTAAGCAAACTCAATATGAAGACATCTATGGTTATTTTAAAGTAGGTTAAAAGTCATGAATAATACACAACATTCATTTATAAATAATTTCCCACCAGAGTTTGTTCCTAATTCTGAGAAAAAAACTATTGAATATGGGAGAAAATATGCTATGGCAATGTGGCAAGAATGGACTGCTACTTATAGTTCCAGAGCTTTAAAATTTGAAAAACTACGTAAATATGCTAATGGTAAACAGGATTTAGAAGATTGTAAGAAGAGATTATATTCAATGGAATTTGTAAATCAAGATATGTTAAATGTTGATTTTGATAAAAGAATTCCTATTCTTCCTAGACAGTTAAGAAAAGCATATAATGGTATTAATATGGACGAGTTTTCGATTAATGTGTTTGCTCTTGATCCTACAGCCTTAGAAGAAAAACAAAATAGAAAAAAAGAAAAAGAAAAATTATTATATGCTAAAGATTTTATTAATGATCTTACTCAATTAACTGGACAAGAAATTGTTCCACAAGAAGCTATTCCACAAAGCCAAGAGCAGATAGACCTTGAAGAAGAAACAGCAGAGCCATTAAAAATTGAACAATCTGAACAATTAGGAATAAAGGCTGTATTAATGGATAATAACTTCAGTAATATTCAAGAGCAGTTAAAGAAAGATTTATTAATTGTTGACCTAGGTGTTGTTTCTGTATGCACAGATAAAAATTCAGGCATTAAAATAAATTACGAAAAGCCAGATTCATATATTTATGAACCTGGATGTTTAGCTGACTTATCGAAATCAAATTATCACGGAGTAAGAAAGAGTATTACGGTTAGAGAATTAAGAAGAATAGCTCTTAATAATGGCATTGAATTAGATGAAGATACAGTTAACAAAATATGTAGAACTGATAAAATTCATGATGATAGGTATGTAGATGTTTTATTCTTTTCATTTAAAACTTCACATAATGATATTTTCAAGAAAAAGATAAACCGTAAAACTAGAAAAGTTTCGTTTATTGAAAGAGAGAATTATGATCCAAAACAACCATCAGATATTTCACAAAAAATAACTCAAAGCTATGATGTTTGGTATGAAGGTGTTGTTACATTAGATTCTACATATACAGTAATAAAATATAACTTAATTGAAAATTTACCTGAATATAAAGGTGAGATTCTATCTCCATTTATTGGGTGTTCTCCAAGATTAGGAAATTCAATTGTTGAAGAATGTATCGGTTTTATTGATGAAATACAAGCATTAGATTTTAAACGTCAGCACCTAGAATATGAACTAAGGGGTAATATTACAGAAATCGATTCAGATACAATTGCAGATATATCGCTTGGTGAACAGCCATTAAAACCAAAAGAAGTATTAGCATTATATTTTACCCGGGGACTTTCTTTTAGAAAAACTAGAGATAAAGATGGAGAAGAGTTAAATTATAGTACAACTGCAATTAGAGAACAGCCATCAGCAATACCATACGCATTAAGAGAAACTGTAGATCAGCTAACTCTACAAATAAATTTCTTAAAAGAACAGTTTGGGTTTGCAACAAATGATGAAACAAAACCAGCAGATCAAACATTACTTGATGGTGAACCTTATCGTTTATCTGATAATTTATCGATGAAAGATATTGTAGACGCAAACTTTAAATTAAGCCTAGATGTTTGTAGAACTGTAAGTGCAAGATTAAATGATATATTTAAATACTCTGATATTAAAAATAAGTATATCAATATGATTGGAAGTGATGATATTGATACTATTGAGAAATATAAAAAGAATAGATCTTCTCATTACTTTGGTTTAGATATGGATTATATACCTACTAGGAAAGAAAGAATGCAGTTAATTACTGATTTGAATTTCTATGTACAACAAGGTATGTTAGATCCAATAGATGCACAAGAATTACGCTGGACTAAGGATATTAAATTAGCATACAAAATTGCTAGACTACGTATTAATGAAAGACAGAAAAAAGCACAACAGTTTGAAATGGATAAACAGTCACAAGCTACTAATGGAAATGTTGAAGCTTCTAGGATTTCTAATGAGGAGAAACGCAAAACTTTACAACTTGAACATGATTTAGCACTTGTAAGAGATAGATTGAAATTTGAAGACCAGGCTAAACTTACAGAGATTGATGGTAATTATAAACTTGAAATCGCAAATGTTGGAGCCGAAAACAAAATAAACCTAGATAAATTCAGAAAACAAATTGAAGTAAATTTAACTGAATATAAAAAAGATAGAGATGCCGAATTAAATAAATATAAACAGGATACTTCTTTTAAGAACCAAGCTGATTTAATAAAACTAAGACGTGGAGAAATTCAAGATGTTAGCAATAGTCAGTTCCAAGAAGTAAACCTAAATAATAATTAAAAAACATTACCATGAAAAAAGTATTAAATCTAAAAGTTTTAAGAGATTTTCCTAAAAATATTAAAATGGAGATACAACAAACTGTTCGAAATAAAGTTAAAAGTTGTAAAACATGTAATAAAAGATGATAACTAAGATTCAATTTTTATTGAATATTTAGGTTTATGGGGTGTGGGCAGAAATGTCCGCACTTTTTTTGTCAGATAAAATATTAACTAATTCAATTAAATATAGGCATCTATACAACATAGATGCCTATATTATTATTACTTTTTATTCTGCTTTATAACATTTTCATACTCAGAAATTACTGCTTTTGATAATATCTTTTGAGATTGTAGCTGTTCAAAAAATCTTCTTTTTTCTGTAGCTGACATACCTTCCGCATATGTATAAATAAGCAATGCTTTATTCTTAACATTATTATTTGTTCCATATTTTACATCAAATACCATAGATGAAATACCATCTTTTTTGACAAGAGACTTAATCCGGTTAACTAAATCTTTTTGTATAACTGGATCTTTAGAATATCCTTCTATATCTGCAATTAAAGATTTTTCGTTTTTCAATAATTCATTTACTGATCCATATTTATTTAATATCTGTTTAGCTTTATTACGAGTTTCACCATATTCATCAGTATTTTTATCTAACTGTTCTTGAACAAGTGCTTTTTTATTTAGTTGTCTATTAAAGTCAGACGTTTCGCTTAAGATCCTTTTTATAAAAGAATCATAAATTACTCCTACCCTTTTCTTAGCATCCACATCTGTTACTATAGCATCAGCTCCACCATACATTATACCAACAAATGGATTGGTCTGTGGGGATGTTATGATACTTTCAACTAATGCTTTCAATCTAACTGGTGAATCATCTAATGCTTTTCCTAATTCCTTATAGAACTCTTCTACATTTGCTTTATCAGCACCTTCATATTTCCGGCTAACCTTACCTATGTCAAAAGATAATGGTTGTTCTCTAAAAGTATCATAACCAGTGTAATATTGAGTTAGACCTTTACTGGCAGGATTACTCCCAATTAATTTAAATGCAGCATCAAAGTAACTTTGTGATTTACTAGGATCTTCTAATGCAGATGCTAAATGTGTTGGATCAATATTATCCCCTAATGCTTTTGTAAAATTCTTCCAGGTATTTTTTATACTTCCTCTTTTAGTCATCCCAACTGAACTACGGATATAATCTTCATAAGCCCCTTCAAATAAAATTGATATTGGTGTTAATTGTTGTGCTTTTGCAATTCTTAAAACTTTCCATTGTTTTTCTTCTTTATCCCATCCTACAGGAATATTCCAATAATTCATTTTTTGAGAAGGAGAAATTCCATCAAGAAAATCTGCATATGATTTATTTACAGGTTCATCTTCTTTTTCTGGTGGTCTAATTAATCCCATAATGAAGCTTATCATTAGATGCATTCCTAAAACAGGTAAACCAGCTGCTTGGATAATTCTGACTGATGTATCTATTGGATTTCTTTTTATAGCCTCTACCATTACTCTTGTACCTTGTGTTGCTGCATTTAGATATGGAATAACTGCTTCAGCTGACTTTGTAAATGTTCCCCCTTGGTTGAAATCTAATAAACCTCTGGATGATGCAACCGCTTCATAATACATGTTATTTTTTTCTTCATTAGATAATTCTTCAACAGATTTGTAAGATGTATTATTTAGCTTATTATATTCTTTCAATTGATTTTGAAGTGATCTATCAAATACTGCAACTCTGAACATTGTTTCACTATAATTTGATAAAGACTTTAACCTTGCAAAATCAAATAAAGTACTTAATATTTTTTTGGATTTAGGATCAATTCTACTATCAAAATAATTCCCAATAGTTTTATTAAGTGATGTTAAATCTTTAATTTCACCTTGTTGATTAAGCCACTCCATGCCTCCCCCATACTCTAAATATTTAGTTAATAAAGTTGTTTTATTACTATTACGATGTTTATAAATCTCACCAATAGCTTTAATTGAATCTTTAGTTAACTGTGCCCCAGATCTCAATAAAAAACTACTATATTCTGGCGAGAATAATAATGCATGAACAAAGTCTCTAGGGGTATTAGTAAATAAAAATCCAGGGTTATTTCCTGTTGCAAATGCTTTTACTAATCTACTTCCTGACCATGTAGAAATGGTTTGTGCCAAATCTGAATTTACCAATTTATCCATTGTATCATGCCACATCTTATGAAATTCTTCTTTCATGAATACCTGGTGACGAACACCATTCTCATAATAGTATGCAATTTTATATCCTTCTGGTGTTGTAGATTCGTATTTAGGCTTACCATTTTCAGTAAATCCAATGATTCTATTTTCTTTAATGTTTCTTTGTAATTGTTTAAAATATTTATGGAATTTCTTATCGCCTACAGGAATATAATCCGGATTGATAGATTCGAACTTTGCTTTAGCATCTGGGTAATATTTTATGAAGAATGTTCTATTAATTTCATTCATACCTATAGCTTTATATCTACTTGCTAATGCCGACTGAATTAACCATTTAGAATCCATTAACATATCAGATGCATCACCTTCTGATAAACCTATAATTTGCTCTTTAGATAAATTTCCATTTTCATTTCTAAACATGGTTCTATCTGATGACATTAATTCTCCATCCGCATCTAATATATAACGCAAGAATTTTCTTGGTTGGTAGTCTACATCTTTTAATTCTTCATATACTTCATTACTTATAAGTCCACTTTCTCGCATATCGGATAATATGTCTTTGAAAGCATCAAAATAAGCATCAGCCCTTTTATTCAGTTTTGTAAACGCATCTTCACCAATTTCAGACTTATATGCATCCAATGCTTTCTGTGCAGTACTTGCATCTTGGTATCCTGGATGATCTACAACTGGTAATCCCTTTTCATCACGATTTTTATCAATTGCAATAAATCTTTTTGCAGCTATTATTTTATCAAGTAATTCTAATTCTGATCTGTTAAGTCCATCATATACACTTTTTTGAACTTTATCAAATTTTTCTTTAGCAATTGTAGATGATCCTGCATAAGCAATCATTCTATTTGAAACTGCTTTTGCACCAATGTTTTCTAATATTCTCTTTGGTATAAATTGTCTATCAACACCAGATACTATTCCACGTTCAACTTTATTTTTCAACCAGGCTCTAAACTTTTGATTAAATGACATAATATTACCATTTTCATCTTTAAACCTTTTCATTAAAACTTCTTTCGAAGACTTATACGAATCATCCAGCTTTTTTCTAGCTTCTTCAGGAGAAATAGTTTTATTAGCTAATCTATTATAAGCTGATTCTGCCATTCGTTGTTCATCAATAGAATTAAAAGAATCTTTAATTTCCTGTAATGATTTACCTGAATTAAATTGTTGTTCTACGGATTGGCTTACTTCATTATATTTAACAGTTGTTCTCTCTATTTGAGTTTTATTTCGTTCTTCTGCTTTCGTATTAATTTTATTAAATAATTCTGTAAACTTGTTGAAGTTTGAAATTGAATTACGGGTGCTTAAAATTCCAGTTGCAGCTTTTAGTAAACGCGAAACTTCAGTTGGAGTTATCTTTCCACTAATCATATTTTGATTAAGGAAAATAACAGTATTATCATATGCTTCTTTTGCTTGTCTTTTTCTTTCTGCGACCTTTTCTCTATATGATTTATTAGATTTTCTTAATTCTTCAATTTTATTTTTATAATTCTCATGTATCTTCTCAATTTTATTGAAGGCAATTTCTTTTTCTTTTTTAGAAGTTTGTTCTTTTGCTTTTTCAACAGCATTTTTTTTCTTATTTATCTGATCTTCACGATGAAGAATAACTTGCTCTTGCATAAGTTTTGTTATTCCTTCACTGTCAATTAAAGCTTTCTGTTTATCAGATAAACTTTTATAAAATGCAGACTCTTTAAATTTAGCTAACCCAGCCTCAATACCATTTGTTTCAGTTTCATTTAATACCTCTTGAATAGTTGATACTGGCATAAGTTTTTTTATCATAAATCTTACACCAGAATATGCTTGAAGATTAATTGAACCGTCAGCATCATTTAATCTATTTATATGGTCATCTATAGACTTCTGTAATTGAAACTCTTGTTTTAATTCTGTATTGTTTTTAACACCAAACAATTTTTTGATATAATCTACAATTCTTGTTAATAAGAATTTTGGTTCAGGATTATTCAAAGAGTCTAAATAGCTATCAACTTCTGATTTAAAGTTGTCATTTGCTATATATTCAGCTATGAATTCATATGTATTAGAATAACCATATGCATTTGTTTTATTAGGATTCTTTAATGCTTCTTCATAAGATGAGCGAGCTTCATTTCTAAATGTAAGTTCTTTTTCATTTAATTGTGATGAATCTATTTTATCTGCCAGGTAATAAGAAGTAAAAACATGTGCTAACTCATGTTGTAAAACTTTAGTTTTAGGAGTATTATTATAATCATTTACCCATTCTTGAAGGTAAATTGAATTTCCATTAGCTTCACCTTCACCATTCTCAACTAATGATTTTGTAATATTATCTAAAAGTTCTTGTCTAATATATGACTCTTCATAAGTACCATTATCAATTAATATTTGATAATCTTTCATTAAGTCATTTACATAATTATTTATCTGGCTTTTAGATTTATCAAATAGATTATCATTAATGATGTATATTTTAGTTCCAAACTTTCTTGCAAGATTTGCTATATCATCTGAAACTTTATATCCTTTTCCTATTAATTCATCTATACTAGTAGTATTATCTCCAAAGAAATTTGATAACTCAACATCATCCTTTATTTTTAGTTTATTGGTATTATCGTTTCTAATTGAGAAATTAGTTCCTGCTGAACTTGAGTAATTTGATTCTGGAGTTAAAGATTTATTTCCTGAAATATCACCTAAAACTTTATTTGTGAAATTATTTAAAGATATATTTGGATTTAAATTACCAATACCTAATACTTCACCTATCTTATTAAAAAAAGCTTTAAACCATTGTACAAACTCAGCCATTTTACCCCTAGCGTTACGTTCTTGGTATTGCCATTCTCCATAGTTGCCTATATGGGTATTTAATGCTTCATTCCATAATTCATTATCAGATAAATGATTATAATTACCTTCAGATTTTAATCTATTGAATATTTCTTTTCCGGTTTTAGTCTGTTTTAATAGTTCAACTCCATTTTTAAATCTACTTGGCATTAACTGTTCCCATAAATGGGAAAACTCATGTATTGGAGTATTAGCATTTAGATATTCAGGGTTAATATAAATAGTACCATCTGGTAGCTTTGCTCCATAAATAGTACCATTATTATTTCTCATAAATTTAACTGGAGCATATTGCCCTTCTCCCTGATCAATCCATGCTAAATCAGATGCGTTAACTTTTTTAGAATAAACCTTACCCTCTCCAGAATATGATTCTGCATTCATTTTTGATGGAGTTACAAATACACCTTCTTTAATTGGATAACTTGAATAGACTGTTACTTCACCAGAATCTAATACATTTTGCATATCTTCAACAGTAAAATCAGGATACATTTCTCCATCCTGAAAAGCTTCTTTGAAAGCCTCATCTACTGTTAATATATCATTTGTAGTTCTAATCCATGTATTATAGTCATTTGGTGCAGGGTTTTTCTTATTAATTAACTCAAGTTGTTTTTCTTTTCTTGCATTATCATTTATTAAAAATTTAGCATCAAAATTTATATTTAATCCTAAAGATTTGGATTTATCTAAAAACTCATTCCAATCAGTAGTTATACTTAAATTCTTAAATGCTTTTGAAAATGGTTTTTTAAGTTTTTCAATTAATGAATCAAATGCTTCTTGAGATATAGGAGTAAAGTTTTCTGATGATTTTTGTAATTGAATTGGATTACCTGATTCATCTTTTAAGTTCTGAACTAAAGGAGATCCTGTGAAGTATGTTTTACCATCATCACCTTTAATAGTTAATCTACCTTTATTTACTGACTCAACAACTCCACTTCTAGTATCACCAAATTGATTGAATGATACTCTTTTTCCTACATAATTAGTGGATACTGTACTTTCTGTAACCGGAACATCTGTTTTAATTTTAGGTTGTTTAGATAAACTAAAACCTCTCTGCTTCTGGTTTATAAACTTGTCTACTTCACTTTGATCAGAAAAATCAAATTCACTGTCTCCATTTCTATCTTCTATTAAATTTCCATTATTATCAGTTACAGTTACTCTATACCCATTATCACCATCTGGTAATATAATTTCCTTAGTTGTAGCTATTACATTTTCTGATAATCTAGTTTGATTTGGATTTAGCTCATTTGATACAGATGTTTCTTGTGAACGCAAATCATTCGGATTTACTTCAACTTGGTTAGCACTTCCTGGTAATTCATTGGCTTGTACTGTTTCACTATTTGAAGTTTGTTGTTCCTGATTGATATCAGGTGCAGATTGAACTCTTTCATTAGAGTTAGTACTACTTCTCGTTTGGTCATTAAATATTTTATTTACTCTAGATAATAAATCATCAAAATTTACTTCTTCGGAAACTTTGGAAGTTTGGTCATTTTCATTTTGCCTAATGGTTTCAGTGGATGAATTTGTAGATTCGACAGATGCGTTTTTATTGAAAGAAGACTGTTGTTTCGGTTGTTGTGTATTTTGTCGAATATCGTTTTGTTTGTTACCTTGTTTTTCATTTGTTTTTCTTTGTTTATTAAGTATTACGTCAATATTGTTTTGAATATTATTTAAATATTCTGAATCAATATTAGGCTTGTTAGTATTCAGACCTAACATTGATTTTATATTATTCCATATTTTCTGAAGTAAATTATTACTTTCAGTATCCGAAGATTCATTTGAAATAGTACCTACCCATTCTCTAAATTTATTATTAGACATGAATTCAGCAACAAATTCATATTGATTTGATAATCCATATAAACTAGCCCCTTTAGGATTAGCTTTATTACCAGTTTTTTTTAATTGATTTAATCTTTTTATTTCTGAATATAAATTATCATGAGCCCCCATTTCTTCTTCAGTATAATTCTGTGGATTGATACGCATATCTTCCATAGTTAATACTGTTGCAGCATGAACAGTTTCATGATATAATACATCTTTTCCAAAGAATTTAGCAAGCTTATTAATGTCTACTCTTCCAGTATCATAATTTAAAATTTGATCATTATTATCTCGCTCTACTACAGAATAGTTTTGACCTGCAACGAATGCAGACTTCATTATTCTTGATAACAAACTTTCTCCTTTATCACCCATTAACCACTTTTCATTGATTCTAAAGTTTTCTGGGAGAGCTTGTATTACTTTTTCTTCAACTCCTGCTTTTTGAAGTTTTTCTATTAATGATTTATCCTTAATTAAATAAGATGGACTTGAGTTATTTCCTGTTGGTTCTGAACTTGTAAACGCATCTTGGTTAATTTGATCAATTTTTCCTTCTTGTCCTTGTGTTCCTTCTGGTGTTTGTTCTGGTGATGTGGTACTTTCATTATTAGGTTTTTCATTTAATATTTGTTCAACTTGTGATTCTAATGATGAAATTTCAGATTCTATTCTAGGTTTGAATGCTGCATCTGCTTGATTTAAATCAGTCCGCTTATTATCTAATTGTTGAAGTACTTTTATTGCATTATCTAAAGACTCAGTAGAATAATTCTGTGAATCTGGAATCTTATTTATATATTTTTTTCTTGTTAATACCTCGTTCTTAACTTCATCCAATGTATTTGAATAACTGTCAAAACTGGAGTCATTTGACATGACATTTAACATGTTATCTGCACCATTAAAACGAGATAATTCTGTAAGTAATTGGCTTCTGTTATAATTAGATAAATTAATTTCGTTATTACCTAGTTTAATATTTCTAGAGCCTGATCCTCCCATTAAAGAAGCTATTGCTGAAGGTACAATTGTACCAACAACTACATCTTTATATCCTTCACCATCCGTTAATTTAAAATCAGAACCAGAAATAACATTAGTAACATAGTTAGTCATATCACCAACTACTTGCTGAATTAATTCTTCTTTAGTTTCACCAACTACATTATCAGCTATTTTAGTAAACAATGCCTTACCACTAGCTAAAATCTTTTCCTTACTACTTGTACTTAATGAAGACAATAATTGTTTATATTCATTATTGAACCCAGAAAGGAACTTACTATCTGGATTTATTCTTTGAATTAAAGACTGGATAAACGAATTTACAGTTGCATAAACTGTTTTACCTGCTGTTGATGAAAGCCCTGAATCTTCTGCACTTTTGTAACTATCATTATACATTTGTACAAACCAACCTGAAACTGATTTGTTTTCAACAGAATTTGCGCTTTGAACGTATCTTGCAAAATTTCTTGCTTGTTTTGCAATTTCACTTTCTGCACCAAAAGCTTGAGTTGTTTTTGAAGCAAGGCTTATTGCATTATTAGTTATTGTATTATTTATAAATCCGCCAACTTCATTTGTTATTAAGATATCTCCAGCCATCTTACCTGTTAAGAAAGCCATACCTGAAGGATTATATTCTGAATCCTTTCCAGTTTCTTTTAAACCAGATACGTTACTAACAGGTTTATAAACTCCATTTACAATATGGAATAATTTACCATTTCTTTCTTCATAAACTCTACCTGAATTATCACTATATTTTGTGACATTTGTTCTTAATGGTGATATCTCGATATTACCAAGCTTTAAAGGTTCATTTAATTGATCAACTGAATCTTTTACATTTTGACTAAAGGGTGTAGTAAGTATTCTTAAAATACCTGAACTAGCATCCATTGCTGATTGACCTAATCCTAAAACTACTTGACCTAATATATTCTGAGTTCTCGCAATACCATCACCACTTAATACTCTTGCCTGAAAATCTTGTGCTTCGGAGTCTTCTTTATTTACTCTTGTAAATATTTTATTAACATCAGAAGTAATACTATCATTTTGCTGTACATTCCTAATATTATTCTGAATACTATTCTGAACAGAATTTATTTGATTTACATATTGATTTACTAAATTAAAATCACCACTTTCTGCTGCTGACTGAACATTATATTTTAGATTAGATATATTATTTTGCTTGGCTTCTATATCTAATAATTCTTTCTTATTAGTCCAGTTAGAAAACGCATTCCAAATATTCTTTCTATTTCTCTGCCCATTCGTATTATTTCTTATACTCTGATCAGTTCTAGTATATAACTGTCCTTCTTCACTATCTAAAAATTCTCCAAATAGTTTTTTTAGATCATAGTTTTTTTCAACTTCTAAATAGAAATTATTTTCAGCAAAATCATCTGGCATGATTTCATTATCTGAACCAAATCTATTACTAAAGTCATCAAAGGCTGTTTGCTTCTGATTATCCATCATCGAAGACAATACACTTTGTGCTTTATCTAAATAAAATTCATCTGGTTTATTATAACGTCTACTTACCATATCATAAACTTGTTGGTAAGTTGCATTTGGATAAGATCCTAATTCTTGTTGTGTTTCAAGCGTAATTTGAAGTTCTTTTCTTCCTTCTGGTGTTTGAAGATAATTTGATCTATCTTCTTCCGTTACCAGATATCCGTATTTATCAAATAGTGAATTTGTATATTTTTCAAGATCAGTTAATTCCGGTTTATCAGGTGATAACTTTTGTTTAGCAGCTTCATAGTTATTTCCTTCAACATATTTTTCAGATTCTTTAGTGAAATATTCTGCACCATTATTAGTTATTTCATAAGCAGGCAATCCATTTTCTAAAGTAGCCATAGTACCATCTTTGAGATATGAAGGTTTTATGTATCCTTTCGATTCTAGATCTTTTGCATATGATTCTGGATCATTAATATTAGCTCCTGTAAAATCCTGATAAGAATAATCTAAAAGTTCTCCAGGTTTATATTGTCTTGGAGATAAATAACTTTTTGGTAATTGAGTAAAATCTACCTTTGATTGATCAGGCAAATAAATATTAGGAACAGTTACACCACTATTAAAAGTAGTTGTATTATTATTTGGATTATCATTTGGAAAACTAATCGTACCTACTTTACTTTTAGCATTACCATTTTCATCCAAAACTAGATTATCCATATTACCTTTATAGGATAATGGATTCTGGGTATTTATAGGTAAATTAGTTGTAAACGGAGTGCCATTATTTCCAGACGTTAAAGCTGATTCTGAATTTGAATTTACCAAGTTGGAAGCTCCATTCTGTTGATCTAATTGATTCTGATTTAGGTCTAATTGTGAATCTATTGGAACACTTAATATTTCTTGTTGTGTATTTTGCCCTATTGAAATAGGATTTATATTTTCTCCGTTGTTGGATATTGATAAGCCTTGTGAGCTTAACAAGTTTGTATTTGTATCTTCTTTTTTTTTTAATGAAGTTGTATCTTGTATTAAAGCTGAGAAATCATTAGGTTCTAGATAAGACTGCATATTTAAAAAGTCTTCTAATGATAAGTTACCACCATTACTTTGGTATTGTAGATAAAGTTCTTCTGGATTCATTTAACAGATGTTATGTATATAAAAATAACATCCAGATATACTTTTGGTGGTATTGCTACAATAAAAAAGCTCCAATTAAGGAGCTATATTTTATTTTCTTTTTATAGTAACTTCCATATATCTTATGGAATTATAATTAGTGAAATTAAAGTCAATTATGTAATTATCTCTATATGGTTCAATCCATTTTAAAAACTTGATCATTTTCAACTCACCATATTTATTTGAAATATCTATCTCAAAATATACAGTTTCATTTTCATTATTTTCAAAGTAATCAAGAAAAGAATCACAAACTAATTTTCTTAAATCATAACAAACATTTTTTTCTGGATGAATTAATGGTAGTAAATTAACATTAATTCTATCTAAAAACAAATCCCTTTCAAATGTTATCTGATAAGGGATTTTATTATTTGTTGTTAGCGTGTAAACGTCTATTCCATATATAAAGTCTCTACTAACTTTTTCCCAATTCATTTGGTTCCTTTTTGTAGTGTTCAATTGTTCTCTCAAACAACTGTTGCTTTCTCGCGATAGCTTTTTTAATTCTATCTAACTTTTCATTGCTTGGATTATTATCTATAGTCAATGAAAATCCATTCTTTTTAATCAATGAAAGAATATCATCAATTCTACCACTAGATGTTAAAGTTATCATTTTTTTATTTTTTTCATTGTTATTACTTCTGCAAAAGTAATCAAAAAATAGTCCAGAACAATACTTAAACCCAAATTTTACATTTTTTTTTGTTTTGTTAACAAATTCTTTTCTCATGACATTAAAATTATTTATTACAAAATACATTGATCACAACGACAAAACTTGACGCATTAAAATTTATTTTTGTAATTCTTTTAATAAGCCTCCACTTAAATTATAATTGTATGTATAATTACTTTTAGGCTTTATAGGTGAGAAATCTACATTGAAGTTATCATTCCATCTAATTGGTTTATTTTGATAATTAATTATATTAGGATTATTTATTACAGCATTAGCCATTCCTGATAGAATAGTATTAGGATCTTTTACTTTATTAGATGCTAAAATTTGTAAAACTCTACTTAAGTTTGCGTTTTCCATTACAACATTCTTGCCATCTTTTGAAGGTAAGTTAATTCCAAAATTAACAGCACCTTTTCCATCTTTGCCTCCATTAGGATTCCAATATGCAGAAATTCCAACTCTAGATTCTTTTCCAGCATTTGTATTCCCTTCTACAAAATAGTTTACTGCCTGCATCTCGTAACTTCTCATCCCATCTTTTTGTTTACCACTAAAAATCACCGGACTTACAGTTAGTGCTCCATCACCTAAAATCTTTGAAGATCCATTTCCACCTCCACTTGGTGTTCTTAAATCTTTTATTTTTTGTTGAGTGGTTAGCTTTGAATTAATAAAATCTTGATTTTGTTTTGCTAATTGAGCTCCAGTGTATTTTTGTACAACACTATCCACTTCTTTTGCTCCAGATTCCATAATATTAGCTGCTAAATTTATTGCAGTATCTAAATCAGAACTATTTTCAATATTACGCTTATTAGTTCTGAAAAATAATTGATTGAAATTTTGTGGAACAGAGTTTATATTAAAATCTTCAGGTGAAGAATACCAATGGATGATTTTAAGTAATTAACAGCTCTATCTCGATCAAACTTAATTGTTTTGTATGTTGTAACACCATTTGTATTTCTTTCTTGCTGTACAACCATATCTTTTCCTGACTTATTTAAACTTGTAATTAAGCCTTTATCACCATCTAATAAATTGTTTTCTAATCCAGATGTTAGTAAATTCTTTGCTTCATTTAGTTTCATTATTACAGCTTGATCTCCCATTTTTGAATCTGGTGATCCTGCAAACGCAACTGCTATATCTCCATCCTTATCTCTAATCAATTGTGCATTTGATGTAGCTAAAGATTGCATTAAACCAACTCTATTATCTCCTTCAAAATAATCACCACTATTTAACCTTTCTACATTTTTTCTAAATGCTTCCTGATCATCTTTCGATGTCATAAATGTTCCCAACATCTTAACATCATTACTAAACTTTTGAGCCTTTTGTAATTCTGCTACTCTTTGTTCATATGGTATTGAATAATCTAAAGCTCTTGATTTCGCTGTAGATACCATATCTATCCCTTGTCCAACAAAATCATTATAAGCATTCTGAAATGGAGCAACCGTCTGTAAAGGATCTAACTTTATATCCTTATACATATCATATAGGTTCTTCCCTTGCTCTTGTTGCATCTTTAATTTTGCTGCTTTCTGAGCTTCACCTCTTTGAATCATATAATTAATAGATTGAGAAACTAAATCCCCAACTTTTAATTCTGTTGGCCTTAAAGGCTGATAAGCAATAAATGTTCCTTGTCCTGCCATTTATTTATAATATCTGTGGAGTATTAAACTTTACTTTTTGCCTTAAAGCATTGTAATCTATAGGTTGCATAGGGTTGAAATAAAATCCATTATTAAATATTGGAGAATTGAATAAGGAATTATTATTCAATGAACTTGTCATATTTGATTGAATCTCTGGTGTTATAGCTGGAGTAATGGTAGGAGTTTGTATACCAATTTGATGCCCTGATATAGGAGTTAAACTTGGTGATGAATTATTACCAGAGCTATTACTAAATATACCACTTGCTGCTGCATTTGCAAGTCCTAATCCTGATTGAACCATAGTATTAATACCATTTGTTCTTTCCTGTCTTGCATTGTTGAGTTCATTACCTAATCCTAATAAATCATCACGTTCACGTTGTTCCTGCATTTGTTGAACCATAGCATTACCTTGAGCTTTCATATTCTGGTTTTGAATATATTGCTGATCAAGATTGGCTGCTATTTGTTGTTCTGCTGCAACTTGTTGTGCCATTAAATTTGGTAATCCTCCAACTAATCCTCTGCTACCACCCATTGAAAGTAAATTAGCATTGGTTGCCATTGACCTAGCTAAATCTTCACGCTGAAGATCTGAACCCATTGTTGAAACCTGTAATGTATTAAATTGATTTTGTAATGTTTGTCTTTGGTAATTATCTATTTGTTCCTGGATTCTTTTTGCTCGTCTGCCTGCTCCAATACTTTGTGCTAATCCGGAACCTATTCCTACTACCCCTCCGACTACGGCTGCTGCTGCTGGCATATGTTATATGAATTTGGTTATTAGTTCTGATACTTTGTCTGAGGTTTCGGTATATCCTAAATTCTTGAAATCATCTATCAAAAAATTATTATCTGTCCATGTAATAACATGTGTAAAACCTAATCCTCTACTATACGAAGATAAATCTGCAATGAATTTTTCTCTTGTTTGCTTAGGTAACTTATTCTTGTAATTTGGATTCCTAGTTATAAAACCTATCATTGCCATTTTAGAATTACTACACCATACAAAACCCATGTATATACCTTCTTTTGTAAACGCATCTTGAAGTACTAAGCCAGTGTCAGGATACATACCCTCATCTAACTTATTTAGTTTCCATTGTTCTAACCAATTATTTACAACTGGAATATCAACAGATTCAATTTCTCTTAGTTCTAATTCCATTATAAATATGATTTTTTGATTTCAGTGGTTGTTGATGCTATATAAACATATTCATTAGAAGTTTTTGAAAGTTCAACTTCTAACCATTTACCTCTCATAGGACTTCCATTAGGATTATATTCCAAAGTTCTTTGTGGTGTTGTAAACGCAAATTGTCCAATAATAAAGCCAGTATTATTTGATACAGTTATAGTATTGCCATTTATATTTGTTATTGCCGAAGTTATATTACCTTCAATATTTAAATCATCACCAACATTAATTCCATCTGGCATATAATTAAAAGTAACTTCATTACCATTTACATGTGATATTTCTCCAACGCCTTGCGCATTATTGATACCAATTGTATCTCGGTATATTTCAGTGTAATAAAAGCTTTCTTTGTATTTATAATTTGATTCAGGTACAGTGGATTCAGTAAGATTTGTTTTAAATGAAGTATTCCACGGAACATTAGATTGTAATGAATGGGCTTGATAAATAATATCTGTATTCATTTCAACATTTACATAGTATTTTAACTTACCGGTTTTAATTCCCTGGTTTGCGAATATACTATAATCATTCCCTTTTTCAGCTTCATATAAAACACCTTTGTAAGATTGGAATAACTTACCATTGGTTCCATGTAAATAATCGAAATTATAAGTCATAATGTGACTAAAGCCTTTATAATTCTGATTAAAACTGTAAGCTAATTTATTGTCAAAACCTAAAATATATTCATCATGAGATTCATCATAAGTCCCAACGAATGTCGAATTTGATTTTAATAGATCAATAGTTTCTTTAAAAACTCCACAATTCTGTCCGTTCACTTCTACTATTTGATTACCTGATAATGCTAAAATTCTAGTTTTATTTTTATCTGTGAAATATAATATGTTACTATTAACTGCTATTGATTCAGGATTATATGAAATTCCATAATCATAATCTAATTCAATTACATCTCCAAGAACATCATTTGTTGTAGCTAAACTTTCATTTCCACGCAGATCAAGAATAACTGATTTACCAAATAATACTCTGAAAATCTTATTAGGATTGAATACAACTAAATCTGAATCAGTAGAAATAATTCTCTGTCCTTCTCCATATTTTATAGGCAATGTTTTCCAATTAGCTAATGTTGAATTGAAAACTGGAAGATTATTTATTCCTAATTCATAGTTGAAAATTCCTCCATATGAAATATCATTCTTCCGGTGTATTTCTTTATAACCCCTTAATAAAACTGAATTTGGATGGAAACTATTTTCAAGTTTTTTTCCATTAAACTGATCTTTTATTTTATAAGATTCTATTCCATTACCCCAACAATAACCATTATAAAATTCAATATCAAATGTTGGCATTCCTGCATCAATTCTATCCGGAATAATATTGCCATTTTCTACTTTATATGTTTTATGAGTCGGATAATATATATTGTTTAATTCTTCTTTATTTTTAGTTCTAAAGCTAATTGGGATAATACCTCTTTGTAGTTTAACTTCAGATCTAACTTTAACTTCTGCATACTCAGGTGGAACTGCTGTTGCATTTACAGCCCAATTATACATTCTTGGAATCTGTTGTTTTACATAATCTGGAAAATTACTATTAGTAAATAACGAGACCTCATTTAATGTGTTATTACCATAAACAGTTAAATATGGACTCTTTAAATTATCTTTCAATAATTCATAAATGCTTGGATATTCTTTCGTTGCAAATATTTGTTCTGAAATATTAATTGATCCATATTCATCACCAGTCCTTCCATAGTGGAAGTCAACACTAAAACTAAATAAATCACCTTCTTTTATTACACCATAATCACTTTTTAAAAAGTCAGCTCTGTTATTTGTGGAATTATAAATGATACTTCCTACCTGTCCTGAATAAAAACTACTTGCATCATATCGCTTTGGATTAGTACTTTGTTGTACTGCATCAATTGTTCTCCATCCGCTTTCATTAAGAATTGGTATATCATCACCATTAGGAGTAAGGGTAAAACTATCATCAACTTCAATTACAGCATATACTCCATCTCTGACAACGCCATCTTTTATACCATATTGCTGAACTTCTGAAACCTTATATTCTTTGTAAACGGAACTGTCTGTACGTATAATAACATCATCTTTTCTTATTCTGTTAATATTATCACCTGTAATACTTAAGAAAATTTTATTCCCTACTTTCCGGGCATAAGTAATATATATATTTTCATAGTTTAGTTTTTGAGATAAAACTGCGAATTTAGCTTTCGTTGCCCAACTAGGAGCATTAGAAACCATTTTTACAAATAAACTATTTATGGTATTCTTATCTTCAAAACCTATTGTAGCTTCAGATACATTTTCGTTTTGAGGAAGTAATATTGAGGTTCTTTCATTGTAATCATTATAGAAAATAACTCCAATTTTATATTTGAATAAAGAAACAGCAGTATTGTTTTTAATACTTGATGAATATGGAGTATTCTTAACTCCTACGTAAAAATAAACGTCAATATCATCACCATTAATATCTTTTAAATTTCTATCTTCTTTGTAATTATAATATACCAATCTGTTTCCAACCAACTCCTGAGACTTAGGGAATCTTGGCATGTTTGAATAAAGATATTTAGTTTCTTCATCAGTTAAAACTTCGTAGTTAGATGAATAACTATAATCAACTAATATTTCTGAATCATCATTAATACTAGCTTTTTTCTTATTTACATTATAAATTCTATAAGCTGTATTACTTAAATTTTCCCTGGCAAAGACTTCAACATCTGTAACATTATGGCCACCTGAATTAATGGATAACTGAAGCTTATTATACTTATTAACCATTGCTTTGTTTAGCCTTTCTTCATCAACTTCAAAAGTACCATCAGTCTCAAATGAACAATCTGAATAAAAAGATAATGGTGTATAATCTCCATCTTTGTATTTATATCTGTAAGCAAACGCAACGAATCGGTCTTTGTCAACATCACTTACAGTATTACTATTTTTACTCTTATTTTTTATTATAGGAGCATCATAAGGAGGTTTCTTGATTAAGGTAATATCATCTAACGTGAAACCATTATAATAATCTTCTAATCGGCTTAAATTAATTACTCTTGGGTATTCCCAAACTTCATTACTGAAAATAAGTAAGTCGCCAATTTGATTAATGCTTAATAAGAATTTTAAAGGGAAAATTTCAACTCCTCCTTTCCAACGAATAAGATCAAATCTTAGGACTTGATTATCTTCAATAATTAATCTACTATTACCTGAAATAATATCATATTCAATAATTTTACTCAATCCGGTTTTAGCTGCTAAGAAATAAAATAATTTATCATTGAAGCCTTTATAAGATCCTATTAAAACCATTTCTTCATTAGAAAAATCACTAATCTTTAAAGATGATTTTATAGACTTAAAAGCTCCGTTATCTCCTTCGCCTGATAAACGCAAATTTTCTGCTCTTACATAGCCTTTATTATCAGTAAAAGTAGGATGAATATCACTATCCATCCTACCTTGTGTAAAAATATTTTGTATTGTTGGCATTATCGTGATTTCATTAGAAGTATAGAATCAATATCTGCCATTGATAGCCCATTTTGGCTTTTGCTTAAAACATTCCTAGCACTTTTAAATTCTTTTTTAAAGGCCTGAGAAATATTTAAAGTGTCTTGTCCTCCCTCTAGTAATTTATATTTCGTGTAATAAACTAATGCATCTTCATATTCATCCGGAATATTAATAGTACATTCATCTATCTCATTAATTTTATTGCTTACATATTCAATGATCACATTTTGTTCTTCAAGATCAGCACTAAATTCAAAGTATTCATCTCTTACCGAAATCGTACTATTAGAATATTTAACTAAATCATCTAATAAAGATCTTAATGGTTCTGGTACATATTTACCTTTACCACAACATACTTCACATGATGTATCTTTAATTTTATTATCAACAGAATTACAACTAATACATTCCTGGTATAAGTCTGTTCCATCGCAATCTGTTAAAATTGATCCGTCACAGTCAATTAGGAAATTGAAAATGGTTTCTGGTAATGTTAAATCTTTAGCTAATTCAATAGTTTTACCATCACAATTAATGATATAAGCACGAATAAATCTAAGATAATCTTGTGGTTTATATAATTTACAAGAAGATGGTACTGTACCATTCATCCCTACTATACTCCTACCAAATGTCAGATTTAATTTCTTAAGTGCTTCTTTAAAGTACTTTGTCATCATGAATCTAGTCTTAACTCTAAATAAGCTATCTGGAGTTTGGGATTCTAATTCAAGTTCATCAATTAAATCTTTCAGTGTAGGCATAGTTATTTTTTCATTTTATCCATCCAGTTACAATAATCTGCATGTGTTACTTCACGTTTTCTATCTTCATAACATGGAATGTTTTCATTCTCTTTATTAGTTTGTTTTATAGAATTTTCTCTTTCTTCAGAAAGCAAGTAGTTACCAAATGAAACTAAGTCTTTCTTATTAAAATTAATTACCATTATTCTTGAATTTTTCAATGGTTTATTCCTACTCTATAAGCTTTTCGGATTCCGCTATATTTGCACGCCTGAAAAGATTCGAACTCTTACTAAATGGTTTGGAATCATTTGTGCTACCATTACACTACAGACGCATTATTGATTATTATACATTTCTTCTTGCTTTAATCCATTAGCATAAGCTTCTACCTCTTGCTCTCTAACATTCAATCCAGCCATTGATAAAACTTCAGTAAGTAACTGTGTAAATAATGCTTCTGGAATATCAATATCCTGGAAGTCTGTTGCAGAAGGATTAAACATTTCAATGCCTTGAACAATATGAAATGTGTATTTTGGTGTTTTAGTTTTTCGAATGTAATCTAACTCTACACTTGTTTTATTAGAAGATATTCTAATTTCATTATTATTGAGTGTGAATACAGGTAAACATTGGCTTGGGCGCATTCTTTTAGTCCTACTCAAACTATTGAATGTTTTAAGCTCAACCTTTTCATACTCATTATCACTATCGAAAACTGACTCAACATATAAAACATCTGGTGGTAATTGCGCCTTACCACCATTAATGTTTATTTCTTTACTGGTTACATAGAACTCTATTAATTGTTTTTGTGTAAACGCATCATTACCATAATTGTTAGCCAACTGCATTCTCATTTCTCTGTAACTTGTTTTCTTAAATACAGAGAATAATTCTGAAACAACTTTTAACTGAGCATTTCCAACAATGCTGTTAAACTCCATTACAGTGATTTTACCACGCTGGTCTTTGTTTAACAAAACATTTATTAGAGTATATAACCGATCTATGTACATTACTTATCAGCCTTGTCTGTAGCTGTTGTTTTTTTAGTAGTTACTTTTTCAATAGTATCTTCGCGCATCTGTTCAGCTAGAACTGTAGCTACTTTTTTACCTTCAGTCGTTTTTAAGAAATCTACCATTTCTTCAACAGGAGTTTTACCTCTTGGAATTGTAGTTATTAACTCATTATTAGATTTCCATCTAACTTCAGATCCGGCAACATCTTGAATAATGATTTCTTTTGCAAACGCAACTGTTACAAAAAGTTTTTCCTTATTTTCAGATTCATCTAACATCTTGTTGATTTTATCTGGATCTTCTTGTACTTCATTTACAATATTCAATCTTAATACAGGAATACCTTGTTGCAGAGCTGAGAAGCCAAATAACTCAATACCTAAAGCTCTAAGATTTACTTCATCAAGCTTAAACACTTTATCAAGTACTTGGCTTGCATTTTCAACTGCTTCAAGATGTGCAACTGCATTAGCTTCTGGATCATAAACTTTAATTAAATCACCAAATCTAGGGTGACCTTCAAGCCATTTTTGTTCAACAGGATTACTGAATGACATGATTTGAGAATTCACATAGATTCTTTGTCCTTTTGCTTCCTTTTCCTGTTTTTTATATTCGAGTTCTGAATCATCTTCAACAAGCCTGATCTTCACTCTCTCTTTATTTACATAAACTGGATTTAAATGAGCTTTCCAATATTCACTATCGAAAATGTATGTTTTAGTTTCTGACATATTTAGGTTATGTGTTTAAAATCAAGCAGGGATTTCTCCCTACTTGACTGTATTTAAAATGATTATTAGTTAATACCTACGATGAATTTCTCAGGGAAGAAGATAACTGGTGCAAACTTGTTCACATATTCAATTTTGAACTTGTCACAATTTGCAATTCCATTATCAACTCTTAGGTTTTTATAAACCTTTCTTTCGTTTCCGAACCATGCAACGTTAGCATAACCAACTTCAAATGATTGACCTCCTACTGTTCTTTTTAATTTACCCATTGGAGTAATTAAGAAGTTGTATTTTTTAGCAAGATTTTGTGATGCATGTTTACCTGTAAATGCATTCCATTTAGTGAAAATCAACTTAACTCCATTAACATCAATTCCTTTGTATCCTAGATACATAAGATCATTTTGATGATTTACAAATGGATCCCACTGATAATTAGTTCTTGGAAGCAAATCCATTAATGCCGTATACTGTTCCGGAGTACAGTGAAGTGCTGCTTCATATACACCTTCTTTTTCAAGCAATGCTGCGATATCAGATAGATCAGAAATTGCAGTAATTTTACCCTGGAATTTAGTTGCTCTGTTATCTAAGATTTGGAAGATACCCATTGTTCCTCTTGGTGAACCTTTTGCAGTAGCCTGAGCTGCTGTAAGTCTTCTTGCAAAGGCAAGTGCATTATCAGTCATATCAGATAGATCAGTCATTTTTCTATCAAGATTTGTATCTAACCAATATTCACCATCTTTGGTTTTATATGGCTCATAAGATCCACCTCCTGTTGCAATAACTTCTTCATCACACCATTCAAGACAAACTCCTGTTTTGAAGAAAGATTGTTCTCTTGCAGGAGAATAATCTTTATACCCAATACATGGAGGACATTCACAATGATCTAAGTTGTAACCTGTAAAGATGATTTCAAGATCAACTAAAGCAATGTCCCAATCTGTATCTGTATCAACTCTATCGGCTGTAATTACAGTACTGTCAGCATTAATTGCAGTAATTTTTCCATAGTTCATTTTTCCAGTGGCATCGATTGCCATAAACTCCATTCCTACTTCTACAATAAATTGAAGTTTTGTAGGTCTACTGGAATCAAAATCATATGGATCAGTAGGAATTTTAGTAGCATCGATTGAAAAATCTTTTGCTGTTCTTTTTACTACCTTTCCTGTGATTGATAAAGGAATATTAGTTCCTTCAGATTCGTTATATCTGAACTGATCACTTGCTACAGTGATTTCATTTCCTTGTGCTAATAAGAAACCTAAATAGGTGTTTTTAGCTATTTCTGGCAACACTACTTCACCAATAAATTCTGGTGCGGTAGCTGCTGCAATTTCCATAGAAGATACTAGAGGTTTTCTTCCTCCTGTACTCTTCTGTAAAAGATATTGTTTATCTACTGTTGGATTTACGATTGGCATTTTTAATTTGTGTTTTTGGTTTTTAGTTTTCTATTTTAGAATCGACTTATGAGCGCCATGTCGTAGACCTTCAAGTTCTTCTCTTGGATTTGAATTTTGAGTAGTAACCTCACGATTATTGAATGAAATATTTCTTTGTGCTTTATCACGTTGTTCCATTCCAGCAGCAACTCCTTGTTCATAAATGAAATCAAATACTTGTTGCTTAAACTGTGGACTTCTCCATGCTGCAAAGTCTTCGTATAACGATTTTGCATTTGTTACTTGAGTATAGTCAGCATTGAAATAGTCCTTAACTGTTTCGCTGATATTCTCAACAAATGGTCTTATACTTGATTTAACTTCATCTTCCATCGTGAAAAAAACTGTCTTACCTCCAATATTCAATGGAATATCAGACACTTCTTTTTCTACTTTATAAATTTCATTGAGATAGTTTGCACGAACTTCTTGTGCATATACTTGTTGTTGTTTAACCAAATCATCATTTGATAAATTATTATCTGATTGTGAATTTGATTCAAACGATAATTCTGAATTAACTTTTTCAGTATGAAAAGCTTTTGCTTTGGCTAATAGTTCCTCACGTTTAGCCTGCTTCTCTAAGTTTCGTTCATTAATCTGATCGATGTCTTTCTGCGAAACTTCTCCAAAGTCATCATCAAAATCTTCATCAGACATTTCAGGGACTTGTTCTAAAGTCATCCTCTTCATTTCCAATTCGATCCCAGCCTTTTGTTTTCCTTCTTTTTCAGAAAGATATTGGCGAATTAAATCGTCTTCAGGAATTGAATTAATGTCTTTTGTAAGTTCGTAAAAGTCGTTAACGTTTTTAGACGGGTTTTTTTTAAGAAAATTATTAATCTTTGCAACTTCTTCAGAAGCAAATACATCTTCGTTTTTTGACCCGTTTCTGTTATCGACAGGAGCAATATTAACTTGAGAGTCTACTTCTTGTGTAGAATTAATTTGAGGAGCTACCTCATTGTCTACATTTGAAGGCTCAATATTTTGTTCAACTGTTTGTTCTGTTTGATTATCAACTGAAGTAACTTGCGAATCAACCTCTGAATGCTGACTTGCTTGTTCTTGCAATAATGTTTTTAATCGTTCACTCATAATTTAGGTTTATGGATTTACCCCAAAATACAAGCACACATTCCCTAAACAGGATTTGCTAAAACGATTTACTTGAGTCTACATGGTTTTACTTTAAATGTTAATATTTACGTTAAATGCAATTTTTTATTTTGATATTAATTTTTTTTTATTTATTTTTTCTAATATGAACTATATACTCGTATATCTAAAGATATACTCGTAACCAACTGCGCACGTTTCTCTACCGCAATATTTCCCCATTTTATTTCGCTCGCTCCGCTCACTCATAAAATAGAAAAATATTGCTCGTTCGATCAAAAATTAAAAAGCTTATTTAGAATGAAAACTATTGATTATCATCTAGTTATGAAAACTGGTAAATAAATGTTCATTATGGAACTTTTTGTGAAAAACGCAAAAACAACCTTCAAAGTACCTATCAGCCGAATTTACCATTTGGTAAAATGCAATAAGCCACTTTATGAAAACCAATGAAGACGGGACTAAATAACGTTTAATGAAATAAAATTTTCTTTTTACGCATTTTAAATTTGCTTTTAAAGTAACTATATCGTAAATTTGTGTATATCAAACGATGAAAATTGGCAACACACGAAGAAATAGAAAAAATACTTTATGAACCTGTAAGAGAAATGACTTTTGGTTCTTATTCAGAAATGCGCAAAGCAGGGTGGAATAAAAAAGAATTAGTCTCTTTTATCAAAAATGTAATGTCAGCATTTGAAGAAGCAGTTTTAGAAGGGCACTCAATTTCTTTTAAAGAATATGCTGTAATTGAAAGGCGAGCAAAATATGCAGGAGGGTATAGAATTGGAAACTGGTTTAAAAAAGATACTTACAAACTAGGATTGTACGCAACCAAAGTACAAAAGGTTAGAAAAGAAATGAGAAAGCTATTTGAACGTGATATGCAAGCCGGAATTCAGCCAGACAATATGCCATTATACATTGCCAAATGGAAGGAAAGAGAAGCTATTAGAAAACTAGAAAAAGAAAAATTGGAAAGTGATGATTCCAAGAAAGAAGAAGATCTGTAAAAGTTGTGAAACTGAAAAATATTTTTTTGGAAAAGGATTATGTAAACCGTGTTACTTACGTTTAAATAACAAGCCGATAAATAAAATATCCCAAAAACACAAAGAACTATTAAGTGAGTACACGGTTATACGTAAAGAGTTTTTAGAAAATTGCAATTATTTATGTCAAGTAAAATTAAATGGATGCACTACAGTCGCAACTGATATACATCACATTTCTGGAAAACATAGTAAAGAACTATATTTAAATCCAAAATACTTTCTTTCAACCTGTAGATCATGTCATAAATACATAGAGGAACATCCAGAATTTGCTTATGAAAATGGATTCTCAATTAAAAGAAATATAAAATAAAGGCTATTTAACTCAGTTGGTAAGAGTGCTGTTCTCATAAAACAGAGGTCATAGGTTCGAATCCTATAATAGCCACATAAATTAACCACCACACGTATAGTTGTTTAGTTATAAGCCAGTCTTACAAAGTTGTTTTCATAGTTTTTTCATATTTATTATTTGGTTTTTAAAGTGTGGTGGTATTTTTTTTTAATCAATTATCCATTATTATTCTCTTCGTGCAAGAGTGAGTTAATTTAAAAACAATATAGGGTGCTAAATCCTGCACAAGGGTGAATCTTACCATATGTCACATCCTATTTACCAAGCTGATAATAATGGATTTTAAAATAACACCTTATGAAAAAAGTAGTAGAAATTATTACAGCATATTATCGCCTACTTATCTTAAAACTGTTTGGTGGAATAACTGTAGAAGAAAAATTAGAACAACAAAGAAGACTTGAAATTTGTGAAACATGCCTTTTAAGAAGCAAAAATTGGTGTGACAGCAAAAAGACAATTGTCATGATTGATGAAGAAAAGTCAAAAAATAATATTAGACATCTGAAAAATGTAACAGGTTGTGGATGTTACTTGCCTGCAAAAGCTTTAGTTGAATCAAAAGAAGAATGTCCGTTAAATAAATGGTAATATGAACTTTATAGAAAATGTATATCAATATCTATTCTATGCACCAGAAGAAATAAAATTCAACTGGTATCAAGATGATGTACTTTACTTTAACGGCTTCAAATTCCATAATGATAAAGTTGAATATATGAATATTTACACTTTTGATACTAAGAACTATTACAACCCTGAGTACTTAGATGTAACAGTTGCGTTCACAAAGTTTAAGAAAAAAGTAAACCCATACCACTTAACTCATATCATTAATGATTGCTTGAAAAAGTATCATAGAGAATCTGAATTTACCGAAAACCACACCCCAATCCTGAATAACTTCGATGAACAATTCAAACCAAAACGTCATTACCAAATCAATAAACACAGAGGAAGACACCTCAAGTTTATTACAAGCGATAGGGATTTCATTCACAGATGGTGGAATAATCTACTTTGTAGAGCCATTGAAGAAAGATTGTATTCTTCGCCCTTTGTCGGACATTTTAATGAAAGACCTAATTCTATGTTCTTTCCATTTTCGTAAAGGCGAAAATCAGATAAAGTTTAAAACTAATGATTTCGCAACAAGAACATACAAAGATCTTATTGATCATGATGTAAATAACGAACAGTTACAAAATAACATTTATAAACCAGGAGAATTTATAGCAGAAATTTACCATGAATTCTAATTTCAGTCGTAAGATATGGTGGAAAATACAACGACATAATAACGGGATTGAAAAAAAGAAATTTGAAGTCGTAAATAAAAATGGCGTTAAGAAGTACAATTTTCTTATTGGTGAAAGCGAACAAGTTAAAAACATCATTAATGAAAGACTTAATGAACTTGGATGGACTTTTCCTTACTTTCAAAGTCAGATGTACAAGAAATACCGGACACTAAAAAAAGATAGTGAAAGGTATTTAAAAGGAGAAATGTCAATTCCATTATTTGAATTCTTTAATATGATGGAAGTTTTAAACATTGAAATTTCTCTAAAACCAAAAGATAACTTATTCACTTCATCCTATGAAAGAGGTATAGTTATTATTAACCGTAACTACTTTCCACGTTTTTATTTATCATTCCCATTAAAAAAAGTAACTGAATTCCATGTACACTTTCAAGATAATTTAGAAGATAATATAAAAAACAAATCGCTTGAATATTACACTGTAATGCACGAAGCTGTAAGATGGTATTTAACCGGAAAAAAGAACGTTTACAAACCGATGGAACTGAAGCGGGAATTTATGAAACAGTATTTTAAAAATGATCAAAACATTCTTTTTGACACTAAAGAAATTGACAGAACAAAATAAATTATACAAAATGAAACAACTAAAAATTGAAATTCCTGAAGGATTTAAAGTAGATGAATTTAATCCAGAATCTGGTATTATTAAATTCAAACCTATACCACAGGATATTAAGGATAGAATTAAAACACTGGATGATGTTTATAATTATCATGACATAGATAAAGATGAATTTAATAGAAGGTTCAAATCATGTACTGAAGATGAAATTGCATACAAACACTTGAAATTAATAACATGCTTTAAACGAAGGTTGGGAGCCAGATTGGGGGAATGGGCAATGGGATAAGTGGTTCAACTGGTTCAACATGCCATCGGAAAATGGCCGGTTCTCGTTCGACAGCTCCCATTATCGGAACTCGCATTCGTATTGCTCTGCCCGCCTTTGTTTAAAATCAAAAGACCTTGCTGAGTACGCTGCAAAGCAATTCATAAACACTTATGAAAAATCTTATACTAATCAATAAAACTAATTTAAATGAATATAACAGATAAAGTAAAAAGTTTTGAGGATGCTTGTCAATTATTAGGAATAAAACCTGATGTACCAAAAGTATCATTATTGCCAGAAAAACATCAAAAAGCAATAGTAGCACATTATAAATTGATAATTATTACTGAAACATTAAATGAAGGATGGACACCTGATTGGAGTAATTGGAATGAAAGAAAATATTATCCTTGGTTTGAAATGAGTGATTCTTCTGGCCGGTTCTCGTTCGGCCACTCCGCTTATCAGCGCTCGCATTCGACTTGCGCTGTCCGCCTTTGTCTAAAAACATGGGAATTAGCAAATTACATAGGAGAATCGTTCATTGATTTATATAAAGATTATTTCATAATAGATTAAATTCTTAAGGTTGTACAGTTTATGTTGCTCCTATTCTTCTAGCCAGTTCTCGTTCAACAACTCCAATAATCAGAACTCGAATTCGAATTGCACTACCCACCTATGTTTTTAATATAAAAACTGTAAACCTTACCTCTTGGTAAAAAATAACTCACTTTCATAAAGGCGTTGGTAAGTTTTACTGAAAACGACTTTTCTAAAGCAAAGATTATGAAAAGATTAAACAATTTATTTGAAAAAATAATTTGCATTGACAATCTAAAACAAGCAGATATAAATGCTCAAAAAAGAAAAAGCAAACAATATGGAGTAAAACTACACAATAAAAATAATGAGTTAAATATTATTGAGTTATATAACACACTTAAATATAAACAATACAAAACCTCACAATATGACGTATTCAAAATAACCGAACCTAAAGAAAGGGAAATATACAGACTTCCATATTTTCCTGATAGAATAATGCATCATGCTATTATGAATATATTAGAACCAATATTTGTTTCAACTTTTACTAGTGATACCTATAGTTGTATAAAGAAAAAAGGTATACATAAAGCTTCATATAATCTAAGAAAAGCTCTTAAACACAAAACTGAAACATTATTTTGTTTAAAGCTTGATATTAAGAAGTTCTACCCAAATATTAACCATAACATTTTAAAAAACTTACTAACAAAAAAGTTTAAAGATAAAGACCTCTTATGGTTGCTATATGAAATAATTGATAGTGCTCCAGGTTTACCAATTGGTAATTATTTAAGCCAATATCTAGCAAACTTCTATCTAACCTATTTTGATCATTGGATAAAAGAAGAACTAAAAGTTAAATTCTACTTCAGATATGCAGATGATATAGTAATACTTAACAATTCAAAAGAAAAGCTTCACTTAATATTAAATCAAATAAACCTATACTTAAACACTAAATTAAAATTACAAGTAAAAGAAAATTGGCAAATATTTCCAGTAGAAAAAAGAGGTATTGACTTCGTTGGATATGTTCATTATCATAGTCATGTTAAACTTAGGAAATCAATTAAGAAGAAATTTGCAAAAATGCTAAAAATAAGTCCTAATAAAGCTTCAATTGCATCTTATTCTGGATGGACAAAACACTGTAACTCTCAAAATCTTATGAAAAAACTTTTAAAAAATGTTCCACTTTAGTGATTTTAATATCAAACCTAAAGAAAACACATTTACAGGAAAAAAAATAGATATAGATGATATTTTAAATATTGAAATTATCATTAACAAATATCAAATAAAAGATTCAACAAAAAAATCAAATACAAAATATCTCACATTACAAATTGAGATAGACAATATTCAAAGAATTGTCTTCACAGGATCTAAAAACCTAATTGATTTAATAAGTCAAGTACCAGAAGACAAATTTCCATTTTCTACGACAATAAAAAAGAATGATCGTAGACTAGAATTCACTTAACAAATAAAAATATTATTATGAAAAACATTTTAGTAGTAACACTATTAGTTGTTACAACTGCATTACATGCACAATTTACAAAAGGAACCAAATTTATTGAAGTTGGTTCTTCATCAAATGACTTAAGAGTTTCTCCAACTGGATTCATGTTTTATATTTCTGATGAAAAAGAAAGGTCTATTGTTATTGGACTGTCTGGAGGATATTTTATATCTGATGGTTTAGCTTTAAAATTAGGTACTGGATTTTCTTATTCAAAACTTAGAGATTTAGATGCTCTAAAATCATATGGAGTTTCAGGTGGAATTGAATATTATATTTCAAATAAATTTCCTGTTGAAATTAGATACTCAGCTTCATTTAGAGATCAATATAAAGATTCTCATTTCTTAACATTAAAAGTTGGTTATGCAAAAGTATTTGATAAGAAGTTTGTTTTAAAACCTTTTGCGTTTATCGAAAAATCTTTAAACAATTATTATGCAAATGGTGCTGGTATAGGTGTTTCATTTTCCTACAATTTCAAGTAACACATAGCAAATTTAAAATTTGCGCCCCGGTGCATAGCCGGGGTTTTAAAACAAAACAATCATATCATGTTTAATAAAGATTTTTACCCAACACCTGAATCAGTTATTGCACAAATGACTTGGGATTTAGATTTAAATAATAAAGTTGTTTTAGAGCCGAGTGCCGGCAAAGGTGACATTGTAGATTTTTGCCAAAATTCAGGCGCAAATGTTATTGCTTGTGAAATTAATGAAGATTTGAGAACTATTTTACAAGCAAAATGTAAGGTTATTTCTGATGACTTTTTAAAGATTACCTCTGACATGGTTTCTCATGTAGATTATATCATCATGAACCCGCCTTTCTCTGCAGATGAAAAACATATTTTACATGCATGGGAAGTTTGTCCCGATGGTTGTGAAATTATTGCATTATGTAATGCAGAGACGGTCGGCAATACATATACTAGAAGCAGAAATATCTTATCAAATATAATAACTAATTATGGCACTTATGAAAATATAGGCAATGTATTTTCTTCTGCTGAAAGGAAAACTAATGTTGAGATTGGACTTATTAGAATAACCAAGCCAGGTTCTAAATCTGATTTTTCTGAATATTTCTCTGATGAAGATGATGAGATTGAGAAACAAGAAAATGGAATAATGTCCTATAATGCAATTAGAGAGGTAGTGCAGAGATATGTAAGTGCTGTAAAGCTATACGATGAAGTACTAGCTAATGCAGTAAAAATGAATGCTGTGACATCTGGTATAGGCATTAGAAATCTGACTTTTGTATGTAGAGAAGGCGATGTTCCTACTAATAGGCAAGAGTTTGCTAAAAACTTGCAAAAAGCTTCTTGGCAATGGATTTTTTCTAAAATGGATATGGGAAAGTTTATAACCAGAGGTGTAAGAGATGATATTAATGCATTCATAGAGAAGCAAAAGTCAATGAAATTTACCATGAAAAACATTTATAAAATGTTAGAAATTATAATTGGTACTACTTCTAATAGAATGGATAAGGCATTATTAGAGGTTTTTGATAAGCTTACTATGCATTATCATGAAAACAGATATAGCGTCGAAGGATGGAAGACAAATAGCCATTATTTGGTTAATCAAAAATTTATAAAGGGTAATATTTGTTGGCAAGATCAACGCTGGTACAAGGGGCAATCACAAATAGAAATTAGTTTATCTAATGATATAATAGAAGATCTTGCCAAAGCACTTTGCTTCATAACAGGACGAGACTATGACTACATGCCATCCTTATACGCTCAAATAAAATATAATTATAAGCTTGTTAATTCTAATGGAGAAACCATTAAGGCTTTCTACAGAAAGGATCTTGCGGAACAAGAGAAAGATATATTATCTCAAAAATCTATTTACTGTTCAATAGTTTATGAAGACACATATAATTATGGAGAATGGTTTGATTGGGGATTCTTTGAATGTAAAGCTTTTAAAAAAGGTACAATGCATTTTAAATTTAAAGATCGCGACATCTGGGCAACATTCAACCAGCATATTGCAAGAATCAAAGGCTATCCACTTCCGGAAGCTTTAAAACCAAAGAAATAATTAACTACCCCCCCCTCTGTAATAAGAGGGGGCTAAAACAGAAGATATGGAACGTGAAATTTGGTATGATTTAGACCCTGATAATAACAAGAAAGACCCTAATGTTAGCTTATTCTGTTGTCGGTGTAAGCGCAAATTAAAAGAAATTAAATCTTTTATATCAGTTGAGCTGCATCCTGATCATTACTGGGTGAGAATAAATCCAATAGGTAAACATCTATTAGGTAGTGAATGCGCAAAAAAATTAGAAAAAGTTCCAATAGAAATTATTGCAAAATATGGCTAATCATAGATGGGACACACCAAATAGTAAAGTATCAGCTACATGTGTAAGATGTGGAATTTTAAGAATTTGCGTTTCAAAAAGATATGCCTATTCTGGGTGGGAATATATCCTAAATGCAGCTACCATATATACAAATCACGAACAAACAAGATCAGAAGTATATAAACCTTCTAACACATGAATCTAATATAGTATTGCCATGAGTGTAATTGACAACAAATATTTAGACCTAAAACTACATGCAAAAAATGGAAACCTGCACGACACTTTATCAAGAGCGGTTCAAATAGCAAAAGTTTATGGTAACAAAATTACTTTAACATTTCCTAAAGGCTATTTCATTGAAATATGGCCAGACAGTACGCTTAATGACATTAAAACAATAGAGGAACTAACTGCAAGGCTTCATTATATAAAATCGGAACAATCATGAATAAAGAACAATTATGGCTTCAAAGGCTAAAAGACTATAAGGAAAAGAATAAGGAAGTCGGAGTATGCAGCTGGTGGCTTCGGTTAAAGCATGAAAATGATGAACATCCTGCCACTACATCACAGATAAATTATTACCTGCATAAATCAGTTAAGAAAGGAATACTTAGAAAAGAAACAACTAAGTCTTACACAAAATATTATTTACTATGAGCGAATTTAAAGGAACGCCAGGAGACTGGGAAATAATAGAACATAACTGGTCAGATACATCAATAATGTCAGGAGATAAAACCATTTGCACTGTTTCAATATACGATGAAGCGACTGAGGAAACACAAGATGAATTGGAGGCAGAAGTTTCGGCAAATTTTAAATTGATTAAACTAGCTCCTAGGATGTTAGAATTCATCACATCAATTGAAAGTAGTGAAGCTCCTCCTTTTTATAGAAAAATGGCAAAACAAATTATTAAAGAAGCAACAGAATGAACCTAACCGAATTAAATAAAGAAGTCCAGTCTCTTAAAAATACAGCAGAAGAGATAGGATGCAATGATTATGTAGCTGAAATCATACATCAACTAGCTGATAATATAGGTAATATAGCTGAATATAGATACGAATGTAAAAGCGATGCATTTAGAGAAGCAGATGATAGTTTAGAAGAGAGCAAAGACCATGCACAAAGCATTTTAGGCTTAATAGATCCTTCCTTCGTTGTTGAAATCGGATTACTTGAAAAAATAACATCATATGAACTCACAGAATAAACAACAAGCAATTAAGGCTGCCTACGGGGACATGTGGATATACATGTCATCTTTCCCACAAGCAAGAAACATAGCCTTAGAAAATGAGGGATGGGTATTTATTACTCAATTGCCATCAACAATAGATAGAACCCTGTTTGATTTTCAACATGGAGACTCTATTTGTCGTCCTAAATCACTTTCCGGGATTGAAACTAACAATTCATGGACACGAATAGAAAGCGAAGAGGATCTGCAGAAGGAATATGATGTTGATTATTTCTGCTTTCATAAGAATGGTAGACTAACCATTCGCAGTTTTTATGAGTATCTAGGGTGGGGAGAATTTGAGGCTGAAATATTAGACCAAAGTGACATCACCCACTACCAACCAATAGAGACCCCAAAACCACCAATATTTTAATAATGAAAACACGAAAAGGTATCGGTTCACACCAGTCAGCTAATATGATGAAAGACGAATGGTTAACGCCTCCAGAAATAATAAAGGCATTAGGAAGCTTTGATTTAGATCCGTGCTCGCCCGTGAACAGACCTTGGTCAACAGCACACAATCATTATACTATTAAAAACGATGGATTAAGTCAAGAATGGAAAGGTAGAGTATGGTGTAATCCTCCATATGGTTTAGAAGCTGTTAAATGGCTTGATAAGCTTTCAATTCATGGGAACGGCATTGCATTAATATTCGCAAGGACTGAGACTAAAATGTTTTTTGACCAGGTTTGGAATAAAGCTGACGCTGTATTGTTTATTGAAGGACGCCTTTATTTTCATCATGTTGACGGCACAAGAGCTAGAGCTAATGCAGGTGCGCCTTCAGTGCTTATTGCTTATGGAAAAGAAAACGTAGAAACTCTTAAGAACTGCTCAATTAAAGGAAAATTTATAACACTATGAAAACAAAATATGTAAAAGTCCCTGTATCGGAGAGACTGCCGGAGAAAGTAACAACGGTAATTGTAATTGATAAATCAGGTAATCCTTATGAAGGATTTGTTACAGAAAAAGGAATATGGCAAGTTTATACACCATATGATTACGGGGACATAGAGTACTGGCTAGAAGAAAAAGAAGACCACTCAGAAGAGATGCTTTCTGTTTTATCAGAAGTAATGCGATTTAAGCACGAATTAAGAATGATTATGTCCGAAAAGCTTCAATATCCAGATAATTTTTTAAAGGCATTAACCGATGCCGAACAATTAATCAACAAAGTAAAAGACAATGGAATTAGTATTTAAGTACATAGAAGAAAAGCATGATAAATATGCACAAAAACAGCTTAAATCAGACTTATACTATGCTGTTGCCTATGACAAATATGATAACCCTTTAGGTGAAGTTAATGGCTACTATAGTTATTGTGAAGACTGCAAAAATGATATGGAAGAGGAATTTAATGAAACATTAAAAAATAATCCTTCTGAATTAGATATTAACAGTAATGATGAAGCTGAAGTTTCATACATAAAAATGCTTTGTGAAGGCAGTCCCGAAAGAGATGATTTCGAATATTGCCAAGGGTGTTATGAATTAATTTATGTTGGTGTTTTACATACAATGGATCAAGAAATTACTCATTACTTGGGGGAAAAACAAAACCTTCATATAAAACACTTATCAGATGCTGATTGTTATCGTATACATGAGCTGATGCACAATTGTAGTAGATATAAAGAATTAATTGAAAAATTAAAAGAAAAAATCATTAAACAAAACAATTGACAATGGAAAATAAACTCATATCAATGACCGATTTCGTGCTTAACTCAGCAAAAGATCAAAAACATAGAAGGGATAAATATGATGACATATATTCTTATGCGGACTTTCTAAAACAGCCACTCGCACTATGGATGTTTGTACCAGTAGATGAAAACAATTTACCGTTGGAAGAGCCTATTTATTCAATAACAAATTATGGAGCTTCACCGGAAGCTTTTAAACGATTTGAAGAAGATAGAAAGAAGTTTGAACAAGCCAAATCCAGAGTGATATTTGAAGGGTTTAAATTGTTGTCAGATTATAATGGTATGTATAGACTTAGAAATGCACAAAACATTGATATAACATTTGATAGTTATGGGTGTTACGCAGAACCATTTGATAGTATACCTGGCAAAAGAATCAATACAATTGAAGAAATAACATATTTAGATTTAACCCTAACCGAAACTGCAATAAAACAGATATATGGAAGCTAAAGAACTACGAATAGGAAACTATGTAAATCACAATGGATTTGCTCCTGTAACTATTGATGCTGTAGATATAATTCACTGTCAACAACATCCAGAAGCTTATAAGCCTATAGAACTTACAGAAGAATGGTTGCTAAAGCTAGGATTCAGAAAGTCAAAATTTTCATCTAATTGTTTTAAAATAACCAATGGATATAAATTTGATTTCGCAGGTGGAGAAGTGCTTTACTTAGACTCAATAAGGTTGGAACATATAAAGTATATCCATCAATTGCAGAATCTGCATTTCGCTTTAGGTGGTGAAGAATTAACAATTAAATCATAGGAAATGGAAGGAAAAGCAAACGAAATGTTTTTAGACTGGATTACATCTAAATACTTCTTCAAAGACAAAAAGTATAGTGACTTAAATATTTATCAGAAAGGTGATATTGGTGAATTTTTAAGATTTCCAATTACTAAACACGCTTATATTTTAGAGTGGCTGGATAGTGTTAATCTATTTATTGAAGTTTATACAACCTGGGAATCATACAATAAAGTAAAGCAATTCTCATTCAAGATTGTTGATGAAAATGATAAAGTATTTTGTGACAAATGGCTTTCACCCTATTTCAATTCCCGCCAAGAAGCCACCGAAGCAGCAATTAAAAAGGCTGTGGAGATATACAATACTAGGAATGTAGACACCTCTAAATAATGATGACACCTAATGTAGACAGTTAAATCTAAACCCGTCGAATTCGACACCTTTAAAATATACTAATATGAAAAAGCATAAACCTCATATTCAAATACCAGAATATAAACCAATGGGAAATAAAAACATAGCAAAAATTAGCAATAAAACAGCGTTACAGGAGCTAATTGAAGATATAGAAGCTTATAAGGAAGAAGCAATGTTGTATCATAACATAAGAGAGCTAACAGCAATAAATTATGTATTATTAAAATGTGGTCTACTAGAAGAAAAGGAAAAACAGCAGATTATGGAAGCTTTCGAGAATGGAAAATATGGGTTTGGACATTCAATGGAAATTTATTACACTGCAAAATACGGAAACCCGCAAGGAGATCCGGAAACAACAAAATAAATTACAACTATGAAAATATTCAAAAACCTATCACTTGAAGATAAGATGGAACTGGGCTTTGTAATTCTGCTTTGCGTTATCGGAATTATCATGCTAGTCGCCTGGTGGGATGATATATTTAAATTTTCATAAACCTCATTTATCCCTATATTAGTAAATTAAATTAAACTACATGAAAATACAACTAGACAGAAATAAAGAAACCATAGAAGTTAAAAAAGTAACTATCATAATGGACGATAAAGAGTTCGAAATCTCTATTAATAAATTCGGACAATTAGAAATCAATAAAGGTTATTCTGAAGGCGATAGTGCTATTAAGATAACTCCATATATGTCAAATGAAATATGGATAGAGTAATTTATCCGTATTTTCGTAAAATGGAACTTGAAGAAACTATTTGCGAAATTTTTAAGGCTAAGAAAATAAAAACCGGAGGAAACTGCGGAACCTATGCAGCACAAATGTGTTATGATTTGGATATTTCTTTTCAGGATGTAAAACCAATTCTGGAAAAGTTAGAAGCTGAAGGAAAAATATTTTACCGTATCGGTGTTGCTGGAAGACTTGTTTTCTGGAAATAAATTTATAATTTTAATTAATAATTGACACATGAATTCACAAGAATTATGCATAGGTAATTATGTATTATATGCAGATGTAATTTGTAAAGTAGAAGGTTATAATAATGATGGTTTTCTAGAAACTAATGGTGTTATTGCTCCTATATCAGCATATGATCCGGTTATTCTTACTGAGAAAATATTAATAGATTTTGGTTTTACAAAAAAATCATGGAAGACTGAAGGTGTTGTGATTGAATACTTTTATTATATTAAGAATCATGTAATTGTATATCTATTAATTGATTCATTTGAAATAGAAGTAGTAACTTCAAGTGGGCAGTTTAATCTTCATAAACAATGGAAATTCGTTCACCAACTCCAAAATATATACTATGATTTTAATAAGGAAGAATTAATATTAAATAATTAAGGGGCAACTAAGCCCCTATTTTTATTATTAAATTTTTCTACTGTGATTATTCACCTGGTTTTTATAAACATTCCTTTTTTCTGTAATATAAATATTAGTCATCATAGTTGAACTGTGCCCAAATAAATGTCTCAATGCATCTTCAGACATCCCATCTTCTATCTTATGATTAGCACTTAGTTTTTTTCCACTATAAAAAGTTCTATTAATACCTAATTCATCTTTAATTAAAACTTTCCATAGATTTGATAATGTTTTTCTTTTTATAGGATATTTATTAGGTTTAAAAGTTCGATCTTTTGGTAGTTTTGCTCCATATGGTACTGGAGTACCAAATAAGAAATATTCATTATCATACCTTTGAATCCCAATATTAATTAATAAATCGTACAGATAAGAGTTCATTGGAACATATCTAATTTTTGTACGTGATTTATTGTTTTCGGGTACAATAATAATAATTCGTTGTTCTAAATCTATGTGCTTTAATTGTAAGTCAAGAATTTCACCAGGTCTTATTCCTGTATGATATTGAAAACAGAAAGCATTCCATAAATTTGGATGATTTGCGATTAATTGATTTTTAATACGTTTAAATTCTTTTTCAGATGGAGGGTCATGTAGAGATGATTGTTCTTGTTTTAATGTAGGAGCTTTCATCATAGGATTTATTTTAATCATTTCCATATCTACGCACTCCTGTAAAATAGTTTTTATATAACCTAAATTATTATTATAAGTTCTATTCCCCCATTTTCTTTTTTCTTTAACAATTTCTAAACATTGTCTAAAATGCATTTTTGAGGAATCTTTTAATTTTAATTCATCCCATTTTTTTTCTTTAATTTCTTCTACTAAAAAATCAACTGCACCTTTATAGTCTGATTGGCTTTTAGGGGAAAGTTTTTTTGATCTTTCAGATAATGCTTTATACAAGGCTTCAATTAATGAAATGTCTGATTCTTTAAAAACAGGAATAGAATTTTGTTTTTTAGACTTTTCAATTTCCTCAAAAATTTCATTAGGAATTAAGCCATTAGTTAAGTTATTTATTAGCTCTTTCTTTAACTTATTGGCTTCTTTTAATCTTAATTCAAAAGTATCATGTTCATTGATGCCATGTGAATACCTTCGAATATATCTTTTACCTTCTATAGTAATTCGAAAATATACATACCATCTTTTAGGATTTTTAACTCCTTCTACTGGATAAGATACAATCTTAGGAGTTGTACAGTGAAGTTCTCTTTTTTTCAT